ATGAAAAGCAGAGATGTATTGATTGGCCAGATCATGGGCACAGCCCCATATCAGTTGCCGCCCATTGTGCATGGGCAAGGAGTATATAGTCTTGATATCACTTATCTGGGACAGAACTACTGCAAGATAGGTGTGAGCATAGAAGAAGTGCTCGAAGGTTATTTTGACTTTGTCACCAAGACCAATTGGTCCCAAGGAACCCAACGCGCCGAGTCAATCACTCAGGTACCGGTCAGACCGGGAAGCAACATCCGTCAGCGCAGCAATCCATCCAAACATCCCTACAAATGATAGATTCTCAAGAGCCCTATTATACGGACGATGGCTTGGAAAACAGCGGGAAAGGCTGTTTTCGGGCAGTGGTAACAGCCATCATCTTCGGTTTTCTCCTGCTCTTTATGGCCATGCGCTGCGGAACTCCAAAAGTGCTTGGGCTGAAAACGGAGGGTATCATCCTCAAAGCCGAGCCGGACAGGGTCTTCATCCTTTTTGAGGACGCACTTGGAGAACCCGGCACATATTCAGGCCAATGGTACTATGTCCCAGGAGAGGGAATAGTCAACAAAGAAAAATTCAAAGCAATTCTCACACTTCAACCCATACAACAATGATTACAACTTCAGCAATGGCAATGCTACTGGTATTTTTCATGGCACTTGCCGGATGGATAGCTTTTATGGCCGGTCAACTGATCGGCAGAATGCAGGAACAGAACAAGATCGTCAAGTACTGCGAAGAAAATGACCTCAATATGACACGCGAACTTCTCAGGGATGTGTACCCTGCTTTTTTCTGGTGTGATACCAAAAGGATTCGCAGATGACACAGGAAGAAGTAAACACGGGCATCTTCCTTTTGGAAATCGATATACAGGTCTATGAAAACAAACTTCGCTATATCCATGAGCTTCAGGAGGAAGACCGCATCAAACTCCGCCACTGGAAGGAAATCAAAGAAAAAGAACTTCAAGAATTAAAAAATCAGCTATGTACAGACCACATATAAAAGCCAAAGAACTACAGCCCGGAGATGTATTCAAAACCAACTCCATGGTGTACAAAGAATACTGGGTGGATACGATAGAAGTAACCGATACCGTCAAGATAACCACATGGGGAAAGAACACCTTCGAGTTTGCTCCCGACAAAGAACTATTCCTAGTAAGAAGTGCAAAAATGAAAAAGGAGGTGTCCAATGGATAAAATTAAAAGACTCCACTTTGAGGATCACGGACAGGATTTTCTGTGGTGGGATTTAGATAAAGATGGTACAGTTGTGAATTGTGGACCATTTCAACAAAGTATATGGATAGGATCTAAGCTTGTGAATTATTCAGAAACGGTACTTAAAACTGGTGATCGTATTTTTTTTGTAACCAATAGAAATCCTGATTTAATGCAATTAAGATATCCAATTGAGAACATTGAAGAAATGGAGGTCACCGATGTTTGAGGAAATCCGAAAAAAGGCCGAACAGGAACCCGAAAACCTGGAAGCCCTCAAGTCCATCACAGAGCCTCCGTGCAAGCATTGCCATTATTTTAAGCCATTTATACCGGTAGATTATAATGGCACTACCCAAAGAATAAGGCTTTGCCGGCATAGTACCATGGTTCAGACTTTTACATGTTTTAAAGAAAGAGAGGAGGTATCCAATGCCTAACTACTTTAAATACCTCTGCTACACCACCAAGCCCTACAATACAGGTGAAAGGGTGGCACAGTTCAACATCACAGGCTTTCCCAAAAAAAAGGTAGATGCCATGATCGCAGCAAACAAACCTGATTTTCCATCTGAGCAATACATGTGCTCTCTTGAAAAATATCCTCACAAAAAATCAGAATTCAATCGAATCAAAAAACCACAACCCAATGACTAAGAAAATTTACAGTTTCAATTATGACTTCTATACAGCACAGCTTGAATTTGAAGTCGATCTCGAAAAATTCACCGAGGAAATGGCCAGAGAAACCCTTGATTTTTTTTCATGGGATTATGATAAGGAAGCAGATCCTATCGATGAAGTATTGAAAAAATATGCCTTGGAAGTGTTAAGAGTTGGTGGTGATAGTTCTGACTATCAGATAATACATTCCTGGAATCAAGAAGGATTTGCCCCGATTGATGGAAGCATGGGGATTAAGCTTACTGAATACAGTGGAATTGATTATCAGGAGAACGATCTGGAAATGGAGGTGAAGGATGTTTTATAAAGTCACCAGAAAAAGCAGTGCTGCATACAAAAAGCTCCATGCACTTAGGACCAGAGAGCTTCAGATAGACAAGGACAATAAAAAGGCCATCAAAGAAAAAACAGGTCTTGACTATCAGAAGTATTTTGGAACCAGTACCAATCAGACTTTTACAAGGACTTTGATTTACTCGGGCTTTGTATTCAAAAACCCTGAAAAAGTGGACACTAAGACCTGGAAAAGGGACTCCAATCTTCCGGATGTCTTTGTGTCAAACACACGGTACAAGCTTGGAAGAGAAATTAGAGAATTTCTGCAAGGTCTTCCATCTAGCAATTATTCCTATGTCCTTGAAGCAGCATCGATAGAAGAAGGGATATATGGAAAATTCACTATCCCATATATGGAAATATGCTGTGATATCATCCTGCTTTTCCTCGATGACAAGCACATTCCAACAGACCCAAATATCATTGAGATCACTTCAAAGGAATTTGAAGCCATCAGAGATCAACACTTTAAGAAAAAGGAGGTCACCAATGGCTAATTCAGCACTTATAGAAAAGGTCCCCGCCAAGCTCAACGCCATCGATTCTTTGGAATCCTATCCTATGGGTGACAGGCTTTTTATGATCCTACGGCTTGACCAAGGCCCCAGTCTCACAATATACAAGGAAGGAAGGGACGCCAAAGACGAGGAAATCGGTACTGCCCTATGGCTCTATCACCAGGCACTCAACAAAGCCGAAAGCCAGATTGAAGTACTTCTCAAAATGATAAAGGAACTGGAATTGGAGGAATACGAACTCGAAGATTATCTCGAAGAATTTCCAGACACGGACAGCAATTACAGGCTACAGGAACTCAAGGCCAACCTCTATATGAGCATGGCCAGAGAGGACGAAAAGAACATTTCCCGCTATATCAATGAGATCCATTTAATGGCAGAAAGGGAGGTCTCCAATGGCTAAGCTAAAACCAAACCAATTCCTCCTTGACAGCCACCTGATCACTGAGAGGCCTATACTATACCAAACAGAAATGGTGAAGTCTGTGCTGCATGGATTGAAAAAGCAGACTAGAAGAACAAAAGGACTTGATTATCTTAATATAAACACTCCATCGGATTGGATATTTGATTTAAGACTAATAGAGAGATTTTTCTTTAAGCATATCAATTATCCTAATAGTTCTGGCTTAGATTTCTTTTGCCCCTACGGCAAACCTGGCGACCTCCTTTGGGTGAGGGAGACTTGGTGTAATATGCAGACCGCCTCTAAACCTGAAGACAATGGAATAAGATTTAGAGCAAGTACAGAGAAGAATAATTTTACATGGAAACCCTCCATCCATATGCCCAAAGCAGCTGCCCGAATCTGGCTGATGGTCGAGGACGTCAAGGTAGAGAGATTGCAGCATATCAGTGAGGAGGATGCGATTGATGAGGGTATCCAATTTGGAAAAGGAATAGACTATAAAGGTTGGCATTACGATTATGAAGCAAATCTCTATAACCTTTCAAATGCAAAATCTTCTTTTAAAACACTCTGGAAATCAATCAACGGTCAAGCCTCTTGGCAAGCCAACCCCTGGGTATGGGTGATCAAGTTCAGAGAACTATCCCGCACTGGCCATCCATCTGAGGAAACCATTCTCAAAAATCATCTGCAAGTAATAGGAGAGGAGGTAGCTCATGTCTAATCTCTCGCCTCTCGTATCTCGCTTCTCAGGAAAGGAGGTTGACCATGGATAAATCCATACAACTCTCCAACCTCAAGGCCCAACTGGAAGCCAAACGGAAGAAAGTCCTTGAAGATCCTGACATCCCTTCACAGCGACTGGATCAGTTGACCAAAGAAATGACCGCCCTTTTTACCGAAATACAGCAACTCGAAGCAGAAGTATACCCCGACAATGAGCAATCCGAAAACCACCATACCCGATGAAGCAAAATTATATTACGAGGAGCGACTCCGCGGCCTCGGCATTACCGAGGAGATCAATACGATCACCAGTCCGGACTATGAGCATGGAGAAAATTCAGCTTGGATACGCACCACCAAAACCAAAGAAAACAAGGCATTTGAAATCCATGAAAAAGGAATTCAGATCAATTACTTCCTGCCCACCGGTTACCCGATTGACTGGAAACCTGATGGACTGAAGTGGTCTAAGAACTTTTCCCGAATCCGTCTGACCAAAGAAAATACCTATGAAAAGGACGGTAATATCCACACTGCCAAGTACCATCAGGAAAAAGGCTCTCCGCTGGTCCCTTATCTCACCCCCGGGGTGATCAAGGCATATAATACGGATAAGAAAATTGAAACTCTGGTCTTGGTGGAAGGGGAGTTCAAGGCTTTCAAAGCTTGGATGGTCAAGGACAAAATCGGGGAAATGGAAAACTGGGAATTTGTCGGCATTCCAGGTATTCACGGCTTTTATGGAGGAGACACCAACCACCGTCGGGAAATCAATGAAATCATACAGCAGATTATTCTGGACTGTGAAGTCAAAAATATTGTCATGCTCCTTGACGCAGATACCCTTACTGTCAAGTGGAAAGACAACAAAGACCTAAGGACACGCCCCATGTCTTTTGCCAATGCAGTGGCAAATTTCCGCAACAGTCTTCACCTGCTCATTGAAGACAAAAGCGTCAACCTCACGCATGTCTACTTTATGCACCTCAAGACCAAAATGTATGAGCATACTAAGGGCTTGGATGATCTTTTGGTCTCGCTGCCGGCTAAGCAGCAGCAGATCATGGATGACCTTTCGCAGCTGCACTTTGCGAAAACCTACTTTGATGGATTGCCACTTACTGACGGTCAGACTTCGGGGATATACCGCTATTTCGGCACTAACAATCAGTCTGATTTCTACGCCATCTATAAGGAATATATTGGCAGTAGGCCTTTCATCTTCAACCGCACTAAGTACGAGTGGACAGGAGAGGAGCTAAAATATGTCAAGTCGGAAGAAGCAGACCGATTCGCCAGAATAGGAATCAACTGGATCAAGCGAGTCCGCCTGCCCAACCACAGAGGAATCACGGAAGAAAGGATTGAAAAATGGTCTGTGACTGAAATAAAAAGGGATTATCCCAAGCACCAGGCAGAGCAGATGATCAATAAGGATATCCCACGTTTTGACGGATTCTTTTCGCTGCCCTCTTGGGACCCCAAAGGATACCGAAGGACAATATACGGCTGCTACAACCTGATGGAACCTTTGATGTGGGATCCAAAGCCGGGCAGGATTGACACTACACTTGGCTTTGTCAAACACCTATTCCAAGGAGAAGGAAAAGTGGAATGGGATGAAGAGGAAAAAGTGTACAAAGAAACGGCTTACAAGGGCGATCAATTCACCATAGCATTGGACTACCTGACCATTCTCCATCAACATCCCACCCAAAAGACCTTTGTTCCCTGCCTGGTATCCAAGGACCAAAAGACAGGAAAGTCCACTTTTCTCGAATGGCTGTGCATGGTGTACAATGGCAATGGCATCGTGCTGAACAATGACCAGTTCAAGAAAAACTTCAACGCCCACTGGGCTTCCAAGTTTATCATCGGCCTTGATGAAGGTTTCTTGGATGTCGAGAAAAAAGCGGAACGGGAAAGGCTCAAGCAGATGGTTACCGCCAAGGAGATATTCATGGAACTCAAAGGAATCGACGTGAAGCCTATTCCATATTTCGGGCATCTGATTATCTGTTCCAATGACGCGGACAACCTGATGAAAATGGAGGAGGAAGATACCCGTTGGTTTGTGGTCAAAGTAAAAAAGACCGACAAAGAGGATCCAGACTTGGAGAATAAGCTCAAAACAGAAATCCCCGCTTGGATCAGCTTTCTTTCAAACCGAAAAATCTTCCACAAGAAAACCTCAAGGCTGTGGTTTGACCCCAAAGACTTCGAAACCGATCAAATGCGGAAGATCATCGAAGTCACCAAGGCCAGACTTGATGTGGTGGTAGAAAACTGGATCAAAGACCTTTTCCTCACCTACAAGCTTCCATCCATTAGGGTCAATAGAAAGACCATGCTCAAATACCTCAATGATCCGGCACTGAGCAAATACAGGATAGATGAAAAGGAACTGAAGTATTATCTGGAGGAGAAAAAAGGCATGAAGTACCTGTCTCCGGGAAGGTGTAAGCTGCCTACGCATATCAATGGTTTCGATTCTGACAATGAACCTAGGATAGCCTACATAGAGGAAACCCAAAGGCATTACCTCTTCAAGCCAGATGATTGGCTCACTCCTGTAGAATACCAGGAATTCAGAGCACCGTTCGAATTCAGCAAACATGAAGAAGAGGACAGCAAAGAAGAAAAGAAAACCAAGGAGTTTGCCGAAGCCCAACCCCTTGACAATAAGCAGTACAAACAGGAAGAGCTTTGGGATCAAAGAAAAGGACCAGCACCATTTTAAAAATAATTTCAATGAGCAGATTCAAACACTACACCTACCACCTGAGGGAAGACATCTCACAGGAAACCTACGAGACATTTCCCGAAGATGTCAGAAAGGTCTATATCTCCACCGTGAAAAAAATCCCTATGGATGAAAAAGAGAAAATGGAGATCCTCAAAAAGTACCCCCAGTTCTTTGACCGCCGACCTACCAAGTCCTACGGGCAAAACGTCAGGAGACTGTTCAATGTCAAGAAAATGCGGGACAAACTGACCAGCAAGATCAGGACAGAATCCTTCGACTCAGAGTTGAGCCCCGATCAGGTAGAAAAAATCCTGATAGTCGATAAAGATCAAGTCGAGTTTCCAAAATCTTAAACCTCAAATCTAAATGGCCATACTCAATTACACCACTAAAATAGATTCGATCAAAACCATTGGTGAGATACAGAAAATACTGGTTGCTCATGGGGCAAATAAAATAGTATGTGACTATGAAGACGGTATCCCTATCGCTGTCACCTTTTGTTTGATTGTGAATGATCAAATGACAGTCTATTCACTTCCTGCAAACTATAGTGGAGTATTGAGAGCAATGGAGAAAAATAAAAAGGTGCCCAGAAATCTCTGCACAAAAGAACAAGCTATCAAAGTCTCATGGCGAATAGTGAAAGATTGGGTAGAAGCCCAAGTCGCAATAGTAGAGGCAGAAGTAGCTGCTATGGCTGAGGTATTCTTACCATATACCGTCACCAAATCTGGCAATACCCTTTATAAAGAAATAGAAAAAGGCGGCTTCAAGCTTTTGAACTGACAAATTATTATCAACACTAAATCTTAAATCTAAATTTTAAAATCATGACTTACGAAGGAATAATGAATGCCCTCGAAGATGGAAAAAAAGTAAGACTCCCAGAATGGAGAGGATACTGGTTTATGGACGAAGACGGCGAAGTCTTGGGGCTGACCAAGGAAGGTGACATAGTTATCCCTTGGATATCGGAAAACCATACTGCTGCACATCGCCTGGCATTACAACAAAGGACGGACTGGGAAATAGCTGAAGGTCTTGACTTCGGTTGGGCCATCTGCGCACTAAAGGCAGGAAAACTGGTCACTCGAAAAGGATGGAACGGCAAAGGGATGTTCCTCTTCATTAGGCCGGAGGATGAATTGGATGTTGATTTTATAGTTGAGAAAGTAAAGTCTCTTCCTCAAAGTCTCAAAAATTATTATGCCAAAAGAGACCCATGGATGAATGAGGAAACAGGCGTGATATCAAAGAGCCAAGCCTTGCCAAATTCAAAAGTAAAATTCACCTCCTACATCTGCATGAAAGCAGCCGATGGCACCATGGTCAATGGCTGGCTCGCATCCCAGACTGACATGCTTGCTGAGGACTGGCAGTTGTTTGATTCTTAAAATTAACTCCGTGGTTTTGTCTTCACTAACCACCCCAATCTAAAATCGAACATGCCCATAGACTACTCCAAATACCATCCCAAATGGAGCCTGATCAGTAGACTGATACGGTTTCAACGCGCAAAGAATCACTGTGAATGGTGTGGCGCTGTTAACTACCAGCCTCACCCAGACACTGGATCCAAAGTGATCCTGACCGTAGCTCACATCGACCGGGACAGAAGTAACAACCGGTTCAGCAATTTGGCGGCTCTCTGTCAGCGATGCCATCTAAACCATGACCGCTCACAGCACATCACAAATAGAAAATATGGACGATACCACAAGGAAAAACAATACAACCTGTTCAAATCCACCAAGACCAAAGATTGAGGACTTTGTGCCCAGAGAAACTGGCTTGGGAGACATTCACAGAATGTTTACAAAAAGCCCTGAACTCTACCGATATATCTGCGCCCTTGATCTGTACATAGATGAACTGGAGGTTCAGAGAGATGCTGATATAAATCAGAACATCGAAGCAATGATGAAAGACTTCAATGAAGGACTAAAGAAACTTTCGTCTACCCTCTAAAATCCCATACCATGCTACAGGAATATGAAGTTTACTTCGAGTTTTTTGGAAAGAAAATGAAGTCAAAAGTACTCGCCAATAGTATCGAACAAGCCAAAGAACAAATCCTTGATAAAGTCAACTTTCACAAAGTCGAAGCTGCCAAAGATAGTGAGTTAAATGATGCCATCAACGGTATGAACGAAGTGATTGACGCATTACAATCCCTCAAAGAATTAAAGGAAAAATTGGATACTCTGAAGAAAAGAACTTAAAAATGCTAGAGCCAAGAAACAAGAAAAAAAACGGAATAGGGTCTCATCAATCTTCCAAAATGAAGAATGATGAATGGCTAACACCACCCGAAATTATTAATGCATTAGGTCCTTTTGATCTTGATCCATGCTCGCCTATTAACCGACCATGGGATACTGCTTCAACCCATTTTTCCAAAGTGGAAAATGGGCTTACTAAAGACTGGTTTGGAAGAGTATGGTGTAATCCCCCGTACGGTGACCAATCAAAAGTTTGGCTAGAAAAGCTGGCAGCTCACAAAAATGGTATTGCTTTAATTTTTGCAAGAACTGAAACAACTACCTTTTTTGATTGGGCTTGGGAAAAAGCTTATGGTATGCTTTTCATCAGAGGTAGACTAAGCTTTTATACGGTTGAAGGAATTAAGGCAAAGGCAAATTCTGGAGGCCCTTCAGTACTTATTGCTTTCAACGAATCAAATTTCAATTCTCTGATCAAATCGGGAATAAAAGGTCAGATTATCAATTTAAATCTCAATAAAAAATATCTGAAAACTATTGAACCTATCAATGAAGAATCATTTGAAACTTCTGAACTGAACCCAATCTGAAATCTGAAATCAAGAAAGTGGTGATACTATGAACACACAAATTTACTCGCATCAAGGACACAGGTCCTAACTGACATCAAATCCACACAAGGTACTACGGCATAAATAGGAAGGGCCCCGATAGCTCGGGGGAGAGGTTTTATTCCGTTCCACCTTGCCTTCAGTCCTTGAGACTTCGTGATAAGGTGCTTTCATTTTATCACTTAGTCTCCATGCCGGGAGGATAAAGCAGGCATTACAAAAAATATGTTTAACTCAGACTTTTACCCAACACCCGAAGCAGTCATCGAGCGGATCACCGAAGGGATTGCTTTCCCAGAATCCAAAATACTGGAGCCTCATGCAGGTTCTGGAAATATGGTGGATTATTGTCTTATCCGAGGCGCAGAAGTAATTGCCTCTGAAAAAGAACCCAAACTCCGCGCTATGCTCAAATGCAGGGTAATCGAGGATGATTTCTTCAAAGTTAAAAGCGCTCAGATAAGCCATATTTCACACATAATAATGAATCCTCCATTTAGTGAAGATGCACGGCATATCCTTCATGCTTGGGAAATTGCTCCCGAAGGCTGCGAGATCAGGGCACTTTGCAATTGGGAAACCGTGGCCAACATCTACAACAGAACAAGAAAAGTGCTCAAGAGGATCATAGATGATTATGGACAGATGGATTATCTGGGTGACTGCTTTTCCAATGCGGAACGAAAGACAGGTGTGGAAGTGGCTTATATCATCCTCAGAAAACCAAAATCCGGAGAAAGCGAGTTTGAAGGATTCTTTATGGATGAGGAGGAAGAAGCGCAAGTGGAAGGATTGCAGCGCTACAACTTTGTCCGGGATATAGTAGGAAGGTATGTCGGATCGGTCAAAATCTTCGATGAACAGCTTAATGCTGCTGTCCGGATGAATGAGCTTACCAAAACTTTCTACAAATCCAAAATAGGTCTCAACCTGACCACAGACGAAGCCAAGACCACCCGTGAGGAATTCAAAAAAGATCTGCAAAAATCCGCTTGGAACTATGTGCTGGATAAGATGAACATGGGGAAGTATGTCACCAAATCAGTGAAGGATGACATCAACAAATTTGTAGAGACGCAGCAAAAGATACCCTTCACGATGAAGAATATCTATGCCATGATCCAAATGATAGTGGGTACACAAAGGTCAAGAATGGATCGGGCATTGGAAGATGTATTTGACCGCATCACAAAGCACTACCATGAAAACAGGTATGCAGTCGAAGGATGGAAAACCAATAGCCATTACCTGGTCAATCAAAAATTCATCCTGGACGGATTGACCGAGATAAGCTGGAGTGGAAAATTTGCTGTTAGGTACGGTTCACACAACTTGGAAAAAATAGAGGACCTACTCAAAGCCCTATGCTACATCACAGGAAAGGATTACAACAAATCCATATCGCTGTATGATCGGTGCAACCATGAATTTATGGTGGAAAGAGAGGGCCAAGTTCTACTGGATCAAAGCGTAAAATTCAGGGCATATCCGGTCTATTTCAGAAATGAATCAGATATGCTTTCCTACTTGGAGAAAAATCCAGACTGCAAAAGATTGCCACAGGTAGAATTTGGGCAGTGGTTTGACTGGGAATTTTTCGAGATCAAAGGATACAAAAAAGGCACCATCCACTTCAAGTTCAAAGACGAAAACGTATGGGCCAGATTCAATCAGGAAATATCCCGAATCAAAGGATATCCATTGTTTGAGCCAAAGAAAGGAGGGCAATCATGATTACAGTATATGATAATGCCCACTTTGTCCTAATCAAGGTTTTTGATAAGAAGGGGGGAAACCTCCTTCAAATCATCAGATGGGATGATATGCGATTTGAAATCCGTAATAAATGGGATTGGTATTTCAAATACCGGGCTGCTTTAGCTCAGGTTCAACACCCCAAAGCCCATGTAGAATTCAAGTGGGGACATTGTGAATCCAGCCAAAAAACGCTTGATCAGCAAAAGATTAATAAGCTCAGAGCAAAGAAAGGAAAGGTCACAGAATACAAAAACAAACTGGCAAAAGTAGTCACCAAATGGGATTCCCTTTTTCCAATTGAGGAGGATCAACGCTATATCAATACCATCAATAAAATTGCAAGCCTCGAAGCAGAGCTTAAAGTAATGGAGGCAGACCTCTGAAAAGATTATCCCTTTTTAAATCTTAATTCTTAAATCTAAAATCTAAAATCAAAATGAAGAACTCATATATAACAGCAACAGACCAGTTTTGCGGTGCCGGTGGCAGTTCGCAGGGAGCAAGAAAAGCAGGAGTAGAAGTCAAAATGGCTTTGAATCACTGGAAACTTGCCATTGATACCCACAACAGCAATTTTCCCGATACGCTTCACGATTGCACTGATATATCTGCCTGTGATCCCAGAAGATACCCAAGCACCAATATTCTGATCACTTCTCCAGAATGCACCACCCACAGTCCAGCAGGTGGCAATCGTCACAAAAATGTAAAAGCAACAATCGACCTTTTTGACAAGGGAATCATTGACCCATCCACCGAACGGAGCAGAGCCACGATGTGGGACGTATGCAGATTTGCAGAATACCATGATTATGAAATTGTGATTGTCGAAAATGTGGTGGAAGCCCGTACTCAGTGGGTACTATTCGATGTTTGGTTGGCAGCCATGCACCGACTTGGATATGAGCACAAATGTCTTTACCTGAATTCCATGCACTTCTGGCCAACTCCCCAGAGTAGGGATAGGATGTATGTCGTTTTCTGGAAGAAAGGAAACAAAGCTCCTGACCTTGATTACCGTCCATTGGCACATTGTCCATGTTGCGGAAAGGATGTCCACGCCGTGCAGGTTTGGAAAAACCCTCAAAAAAAATTCGGGAAATACCGCTTCCAATATCAATATAAATGCCCGAAAGATGGCACAGTGGTAGAACCCTACTACTATGCGGCATTCAATGCCATTGATTGGAGCGATTTGGGTACAAAGATCGGAGAAAGGAAAAAGGCGCTTTCACCCAATACCCTCAAAAGGATTCAGTGGGGATTGGACAGGTACGGAGTGGATCCGCTTTTAATTCAAACACGTCAGGTAAGCGGAGTAAACGGAAGGGTAAAAAGCACAATAGAATCACCTATAGGAACTCAATGCACTGACTTAAGTCATTCTTTAGCCACTCCAATGGTCATCAAAACAGAAAATGGATCTCAAATGAAAAATGCCAAAAAGGTAACAGATCCTTTTCTTACCCAAACTACCAGACAAACCTCAGCTCTAGTGACTCCATGGATAATTGAGATGAACAAAACGGGTGAAGCAAAACCCGCCAATCATCCCATGTCAACCATTACTGCAGGAGGAATCAACCATTCGCTGATGGGAGTTCCCTTGGTTGTCCAGAACAAAGGGAAATCCATGTCAAAACCTTCAACCGAATCTATGCCGGCACAGACGAGTAATATCAACAATGGCATAGTCACACATGAATCTTGGAGCAGCTTTATCCAATACTATTACGGCAGTCATCAGGCTTCCAAGATATCTGAGCCAATCGGTACAGTAAACACCCGTGACAGATCCTACCTCATCAACTACCAAAAACCCCTGATTGAAGATTGCTATTACCGAATGATCAAAGCTCCTGAGGTCAAGGCTTCCATGGCTTTCGATATTGACTACATCATACTCGGCAATCAGCGTGACCAGGTAAAGCAATGTGGCAATGCCGTCACACCACCGGTGCAGGAGTGGATAATCGGACAGTGCGTTAAAAGTTTATCTTGAAGTAACATGAATTTTATTGTCCATTTAAAATTGACAAGCACCTATCCAAAACCGAAGGATTATTAATTATTACAATACACAACTTATTTTTTGCTCTGGTCATTGTTTGAAAAAGCATTTTATCTAAACTATAATAAAATTTTTTCCCTCTTTTTACAGTTCCCAGCTCATTCCCTTCATAACTAAGGTGATCGTCAATTACTGCTATTACTTTGTCGAATTCTTGACCAATTACACCGTGAACACTTTCTGTAAAATCTATAGCATATGAATCGTATGGATATTTATTAAAACTTGAAGGTGTGTAATTTATAGCTTTCCATCCTTTTTCCGTTTTAAAATTTAAATAAGCTTTTGTTACTTGATAACTATCAAAAAACTTTATCTCAATGCAACTTTTATCTATAGCTTTATTATTTATGCTTTTATTAAAAAGTGAACTTATGAAGGATGTTATATGGAGGTTACTTCGTATTTTTTTTGAAAGTCGAAAAGACTGAGCTTTAGTTTCTTTTTTTATTAGTTCTGGAATATTATTTTCCTCTTCACTTTTTTGCAATACCTGTTTAATATCATGAGAGAAAATACAATTATTTCCAATTGCATCGATTTTGCTAATAATATCCCTTAATTGTTTAGGATAAATCCTCTGAGTTTCATCAATTATGACTAAGTCATAGGTGCTAAAATCCGTTTCTTTGTACTGTTTAATTGAAATTATTTCCCATTGAAATGCATCGATTAAAAAAAAGTGGCCTTCATTTAAATTTCCAACATGAACAATTAAAACCCTTTTATTATTTTCCTTCAATTCTCTCGCTATGTCATAAATCAACAAAGTTTTTCCAGTTCCTGCCTCACCAGAAATGGAGAAATAGGATGCTTCTGCCATATTTATTCCTAATAAAATTGATTTTTTGAACTCTTCCTGTTGCCCAGTCAAGAAATACTTCTTTTCTAAAAAATTATTTGTTGAATTAAACGGAGAGACTAAATAATTTGAGGGATTAAAAAGTTTATCAATATTTTCAACTTCTTCAATTTTTTGCCGATGCAATAATTTTGCTAATTCTTTAATATCAAATTCTTTTAATTCGGAATTTCTTTCTAGTGTGTATAATTTTTTTTCACTCGAAACAAAACTGAAAAGTCTAATATCTTTTTTAAAAAAACTCAAATAATATTTATTTCTTAGAAGTTGTTTTAAAATAGCTTCTCCAGTATTTACAGACTTTAATTCGATGTTAATAATATTTGAATCACCAATTCTTAATAAATCAAATTCTTTACTTATTTGAGGAATTAAATATCCCAAATAAAATGAATCTAACATGGATATTTCCAATCTATGAACCAATAATTCATTGACTAAGACATCTAAATCTTGGAATTCACCTAATTTTTCTTTTATTCCGTAATGTTCAAAAAAATTAGATCGTAAAGGCTCTGACAAACTTTTATCCGCATTAAGTACTGAAAGTAAATTGACTTCTTTCATTTTTTTTATTCAATCATGGAAATATAATCCAGAACTTTAACCCCAAGACTTGTTATAATATATGGCTTATTATAATTCTTTTCAATCTGATTGTTAAAACCGACCAGTTCTTTTTGTTCCTTTTCTAATTCTCTTAATTCGATTTTTTTATTAGTTGTCATCAAACTTGACTGTAATTCAAGGATCCGATTCATTATTTCATCCAATCTTTTAGATCGAAGATAATCATCGATATCGATTGAAAAATTTCTGTTGAATGTTCTTGAAATTGCATTTTCGATAACACCTATTGATTCTAAATAATGAAGGGTAATTCTTATATCTAGTTCATTATATTGAGGTAAAAGTCCAGTAACATAGCTTTCTTCAAAAATCAAAAAGGCAAAGTTTAGATCGAATTTTTTTTTCCCTCTAATTACCTCGCCAAAATCCCCTTTAACTCCTTCAAATAATACATTAAGAACTATTAAATCAAATTTGCTCAACCTCATTAAGGTTTCTAAAACTGAATTTTTAATCAAATCTTTTGAATTTTCAACAACACAAGAGTTTGCTAAAAAATAAGATAGATACTTTCTTTTTTCTTCATGAATCTCATCCATACCATGCAAACATACTTTCATTGTTAAAGACTTAAAATCTCCTGATTTTAGATATTCCTTATCAACTCTTTCCTCTAAAGATTTAAGGCTCTTAAAGAGGGTGTAAATTATCTCTTTTACATTTCGCTCTTGTAAACTGTTTCTATATTCTGTATATCCAGTTGCAAAAGTAGCTGCTATTGGGATAGAGGCAGAGATAGATACAATTGTAGATTCTATCACTTTTAACAATTGATCTTTATTCATGAAATTTAACTTTAAGAAACCGACCCAACCTCATCAATCTCCTTCATCAACCTATCTGTTTCCTGAAGGGCTTTAATGATCTTTTGGTAGTGAAGGATATCCTCATAGGATAGCTGCCGACCTTTACGGTCTTTAAGCCACTTCTGTGCTGGCTGATATCCTCCAATGTAAAATTCCCAAGCCACCTGTGGTACATTCTCAAAATATTGGGTAGCATTTATATGTACCTGGCCATTCTTGTAATGTGGTTTTTCTACCACATTATCTCCATCCTCCGGATATCCGGTATCCAATCTTTGTAGATCGGAAGATTCCATCAGATGGAGTTTTCTGATCTGGCCTCCCAGCTCTACCAACTTCCAGAAACTTTCCTGATCCGTAGGGTAGGGGACTCTCGGAAAATCAATCTTTAAAAACTCTTTGTACTTCTCCCTATATGCAGGGCTATGCAATACTGCATAGATGTAATCCAGAAGGTCAATTGGTGCAAATGATTGTCTATACTCAGTTCGCAGTTCACCACTATCTGCATAACAAACTCCATCTCCTTCAGGTCGCTCTGCTATAAATCCCAAGCCTAATGCCTTTTCGATTTCTTTAAGGATTTTGGGGTTAAGATTGGGTTCTCTTGAAAACTTACTTTTAGTAAAAAGATCGTCAATTTCGTCATATAAAAACAACGGAGCAATGTAATCTCCTCCTTGCATTCCAGGTCTTGACCAACTTCTAAAATCAATCATGTTTTTTGAAACCATGACTGAGGCGGACTTTTCTTCGCTATTACCTAATTTATATACTAATCCAATATTTTCTTTTGTGAAGTTTTTCATTACTTCTGTTCTCGGATAGCAATGAAATCCTTTGGATTTCCCAGTGTAAAAAGTCCATCTTAAATCAAATGGCCGATAGCTAATTTGGGTTATTACCCCTTGATGAGGATAGTTTTTTTCTAAATCTTTTTTTGCAAAATTAATTTGCCAATCCCTAACGTCTTTTCCCAATTTAAATTTTGTACGAGCTATTTCATCCTCTAAACTCATAAATAGCTCTATTGTACTTTTCAACTCATTTTTTGTTGAATGAATGGTAAAATGATCTCTTGCCGTTACAATACCCACACTATTTGATTCGAAAATTTTTGAAATGGAAAATCCATTGTCGTATTGTTTTTTCGATTCAAAATCTTTATCAACAAAAAAATGCAAAGGAATATTTATTGGTATTTCTTTATAAGAAATAGATCTCAAGGAATTTTTCTTCAAAAAATCATATTTCATCTCTCGTTTACCAAATAGATCAAAATGAAATAGTTTACCTAAATCATTTAACTTTTTATTACCTGTTTTTATAAAGAGATTTATTGAGACTCCTTGCTGAATATCAAAAACATTTTGATCAATCGATCCATCAGGTGCTGTTTCTTTCTTTTTACTATTCCCATGAAGATCAATAGTATAAATCTTATCATAGGTTTTTAGCAGATTCCAACGCATTCCTCTAAATGTTGGATTGTCCAAAAATCCATGAGGATTGATAAAGGCTAGTACGCCACTTCCATTCTTTTCAATAAAATGCTGACCATAGCGTAAAAACTTTACATAATCATCATTGATCCATTTAGGGTTTCTTTCTTTAAGCTTCTCCTTTCCTCCGGGCTCTTTTTTGTAATCCTCCATAAGCTTCATTATCCATTCGCCTTTATTGGCACTCTCACCACTATAGGGAGGGTTTCCAATGATACACATCACAGGAGTATCCCGCTTAATCTGATTGGCTTCGTTGGCTTCTGCACTAAGCCAGCTGGCAAAAAGAGTTCCTGTGTCTTTATGATGTTCTTCCAAACTATTGGTCAGATATACTCGGAATCTTTGACTCTTGCTTGGTTTATATCCGCTTTCCATCAGCAAAAGGTCAAGCTTAAGATGGGCCATGGCATAAGAAGCCATGAGCAACTCAAATCCGTTAAGCCTTGGGATAAGGTGATTTTCCACATACTGGGACCATATTCCTTTTTGATTCGCAAACTTCGTCTGATGGATATGGTCTATCACCTTTGCGAGGAAAGTACCCGTGCCAGTGGCCGGATCCAGTATCTGAACCCTGTGCAATTCCTGCTCTATTTCACGCATACCGCCCTTAAACCTGTGGTCATGAGTAGGAATGGCTACCTTAATTTTTGTTTTACTGGTATCGGCCAGTCCATCAGGAAGATCAAATTCAGTCTTGAGAATATCATCTACTGCCCGCACGATAAAATCTACCACCGGTTCTGGTGTGTACCAGACTCCACGGGCCTTTCTTAGCTTTGGGTCATAGTTGGCAAGGAAAGTTTCATAAAAATGTATGATAGGATCTTCCTGTTTGGTTGACTTCCCAAAGTTTTTGAGCAGAGAAGCAACATCCGTGGCACGGAAAATATCCGCTAATGCATCCACTATCCATACAATCCTTTCATCCAAATCATATCCAGCTATATATTGGAAGAGCCTCCGTAGGAAAGGATTGGATTTTGGAATAAGTTCTGCAGCTTCTTTTCTGGAGAAGGTATCCAAGGTCTGATCATACAGCCGTGCAGCAAACATTCCATAGGCAATCGTCTGGGCATATACATCGGCAAATTCATTTGTCTTGATATCATTGATCAATATCTGCTGAAAGGCAGTGTATTGATCTTTCAATGAACTGTCCACTTCTTCAGATGCATCCGAATTCAGAGAGTTCTCTATTATCCTGGCAAGAAGCTTTGCTTTACCCGCCATCATTTCGGCAAGTTTCTTCGGACTTCTGATGGTCTGTCCGGAGAATGAACAGAAACTCCTGATCAAATCTGTAAATTCTTCAAAAAAGGCTGGAAGAGGGGATATCCCATTCGATTTTATTTCTGCTATGGCAATGGTCTTCACCAATTCGCCATTGATATAGAAATGGAAATCGAGGTAATCTGTAATGATCAGGTTCTCCAAAGATTCCCTATACCGGTCAAACTGTTCTTTCAAAACCTTAGACCTGAGATCGACTCCAATATCCTTGGCTTCTATGTATCCAATGGGAATATCTTTTTTGGTGATGACATAATCCGGAGCACCGCACTTGATCCGCTTTGGTTCGTTGGTAGCAGCTACACCAGGAACGAGGGTTTCGATCAGGTTTTGCAGGTCTCCTCTAAAAGTATGCTCTGTGGCATTGCCCAAACGGTAACGCCTATTCAGATTACCAATGTAATCGTTCAATTCCAAACTCATCTGTTAAGGTAAAAAGGTTACAATCTTTACAAAGTACTATAACTAAAATGTTAAATGTCTGCTTTGGTTTTAGACCAAATTTCACCGCTCAAAAAAGGCGTTACATTTGTTACATTTGTTACATTTTTTAAAAATAGGGTAATAAAGCCAATAAACAAGGGTTTTCCATGTCAACACATGTCAACAAAATGACAGTCTTGTCAACAAATGTTTGTTACCTGCAATCATATTGCATGTAACAATGTCAACAAATACTACAGACTTGTAACATTTTTTGATAAAAATGTTACATACCTAAATTTCAGAATATCAATAGGATAGGGGGAAATACTACAAATGTAACATTTGTAACACGTTTTTTTAATTCACGAAAAAATCACTTATTTTACATGTAATTATTACTTACTACCCCATTTTTTGACCTCATTGGAAAAATACAATTTTATGGCAAAGTACTTCCGTAGCGATTCCCAACGCAAAACCTACAAATTAGAAATGTCTATTTCGGGAAAAGCATTACTCTATTTCGTCTCTGTGACTGCACAGAATGACGGTTCATTTCTACATGCCAGGGGATGTGATGTATTCAAACACGAATCTACCGCACTCGAAATAATGGAGACCATCGCTGTCCCGGCTACGGAGGATGATTACCTGACTGCGCTCAAAGATTACTTTGCCATCGACAAGAAGGTAAGGGAAGCATTTATCAAGACGTATAATCTCTAATAAAATAGGGTCTTTATTTGTCCTACATTCTTATGATAATACAAAGTATTTTTCACGTATGATGAAAGCCTACGAAATTCCGGTATCTAAGCCTGTGAAAAAAATGCTCAAGCGGGACTATGGCTATTCCAAACACCTCAACATCACCCAGATGATTTTTTGCAGTCCCTACAAACAACGCAACCCCGATCAGATCCGCCAATACATAGAAAATACCACAGATAGTCAAGTCAGAATAACAGTCGTATGTAAATACCTCTCCATATATAAGTTGTACACTCTTTCCCGAATGATGGAAAACGAATTCAAAACAAAAATGCTGCTCTACATAGAGGCAGCTGTGGAAGGGGGGATGGAAGCAACCGAAGCCATCAGAAAGTTTATGGACAAATACGACATTTCATTTGAAGAACTGGAACCTGATACTGCTTACAAGCAATGGCAACGCTACAAGAATAAAGAGCAAATGCGCAACATATTGCCACTTTGGTAGTGTCAAGAGGTAAAAAAATACACTTTGTAAATTTCCCTCATGGAAAGAATATCCCTCATCACCTCCTTATATATAGGACTCGCTTCCCACCATCCCCAGCTGACCTTGACGGATGGCTTTCCATCTGCACAGGACCTGATTGATTTTTTCAAAGAAGCCCCACTGGTATTAGAGCGATCCGATATCAGAGAAGAATCCAACGACACTGATCAGGGTGATGTCATTTCCTTTGCTGTGAGAAGTACCATTCCCAGGGATTCAGATTACCACTCTCAGTTTGCAGGAAAAGAAGTGATGGCTTACCTCACTACCGCCAACGGAGAGCGGCACTTTTTAGGTTCGGACGATACACCGATGACCTTCCAATACACCCGTGATTCCGGTGCCGGCAATGCAGACAACCGCGAAACTATTATCTCCCTTTCCCTTCAGATTCCCCTCATTTAGGCCAAAAAACGTCCTATACCCGACCCCTATCAATCCACATCTTGTGCTAAACAAAGCGCAAGATGAGCAAGCAGACTACCGGTTTTTACGAGATTTTCAATAAGGCAGAAGACAAGTCCTCTGTCGATATCATGCTATACGGTGCGATTCCCGACTTTGATCTGGACACCTATAAGATGAAAAACCAGGCTGACAAGTTTGTCAGTGAATTCAAGAAGCTTGAAAAAGACTTCGATAGGATCAACATCTACATCAACAGCCCTGGAGGTTACCTGTACCACGCTTTCCCGATTTTCAATGTCATCGCCAACAGCAAGAAGGATGTCCATACCTACAATGACGGTCTGGCCGCTTCCGCTGGGGGCTATATCCTACTCGCAGGTAAGACTATCCACACGGCGAAGAATGCTTTTCTGATGATCCACCGCGCCAGCGGAATTGCCTTTGGTAATGCTGACAAGATGCGCGATACCGCAGATATGATGGAAAAGTACGAAGGAGTGATCATTGATCGCCTCGCCTCCATCTCCGGCCAGTCCAAAGAGGACATCCAAGACAAATATTTCGATGGCAAAGATCATTTCCTCACTGCTGAAGAAGCCAAGGAAGCAGGATTTGTAAACGAGATAGAAGACTACGAGTCTGAGGATGCGCCTCCTTCAAACATTACCAACATGGCTTTTGGGGAGGTGATGAATCTCTACAAAAAAGAACAGCACAGCGAAGAGTCACTGATCACCCGCATTACCAACCACCTCAGAAAGACTTTCACGCTGACCCCTGCCAAGCAGGAAGGGCAGGATCCGCCTGCACCCACTCCGACACCAAATCCCACCAATACAGATATGAATTTCGAAAACTCACTTTCTCTCCTTTCCAAGGAGACTGTGACCGCCGAAGATCTCGCTGCCATCAAGGCCGAGCTTCAGGCGTACCACGATGCCGGTGAAAAATTCACCGATGAGGAAGTCCAGAACAGGATTACCGAAGCCACTGCCACACTTTCCGAAGAGATCACAAACCTCTCTACCGAAAAAGCCAACGCCGAGACACTTGTCTCTTCATTGACTGAGGAAAAAGAGACGCTCTCTACCGAAAAAGGAAAGCTGGACACTGAGGTCAAAAACCTCAAGGTAACTGTCGAAGCCTATCGCAAGAGCGGCGTGAAGCCAGTCAACGCAAAATCCGATGATCCTGACAAGATCGATGGAGAAGAAGGCGCTGTCAATTTCACTTCTGAGACAGATGTGGAAATCAAAAGACAAAGAGCAGAAATGGGAATAGGCCAATAAGCCATTCCCTACATCCATTTGAAAACTAAACCAACTAACAACCACCAACATGTCACAAGTAAGAACTGACATCGAAGCGATCAAGAAGTATGTCGAGATATACGACAAAAAATTGATCCATCAGATGCTGAACGGCTTGGACGTAGCCAAGGACATCGATGTCCTTAGAAACGTTCGCTCGCCCAGGACGCTGAAAAAGATGGTAGTGGACAGAGGCGTAAGGCGTCTGAACACGAACATAAAAACAGCCAAGGGCGGTAGAAAATGGTCCGAAAGGATCTTGACTCCTCAGGGTGCGATGAAGATCATCGAGATCATCCCGGAAGAAGTAAGAGAATCCTTTATGGCTGAGATGCTGGATCCAAATGCGAAGGAAATTCCATTTGGCCAGTGGGTATGGGAACAGGAGTTTGCAAGGATCGCGCAAGAGATCAATGACAACTTCTACCTGTCTTTCAATCCGGGCACGATTGCTCCTTTCGATGGCACTGAGACCTATGCTATTGGGGACTTGGTATATTTCGACGAGATCGTGTACAGAGCTAAAGCTGAAACCCTAGCGGGTGAATCTCCAGAGACACACGGCGTCAAGTGGGAAGATGTGGATAACAAAGTGATCTGCGACGGTCCTCACCACATCATCGAATCTGAACTGGCTGCTACCAACCTTTTGGTGGCTGGATCTGGTGGTGCTTACGACCAGACGACTGCCTATGATGCATTCTTGGACATGTGGTCTGTCATTCCAGAAGTACACAAAAACAAAGGCATGGTAGCGACTGTGGGCTTTGGTGCTCAGGAAGATTTGGCCATCAATGTCAACAAGCTATTCGGTACCGGTCAGGGAATCGCGAAAAGCGATATCGAGGAAGGAAAAGAATTTATCCTCAAAGGTACAGGAGGTCGATTGACCATCAAGCCTGTGACTTGGATGAAAGATTCCAGAAGGATCATCATGACCCACAAAGGCAACATGATCCTTGGTATGAACCAGGTATCTGACGCCAACAAAGTCGGTAAAATAGTAGAGAACCTGCACGGATACGAAGCGATCGTCAAGTACATGATCGGCTTCCAGTTCAGGGACCTTGAAAACTTGTACGTAAACGACCAAGCCTAAGATGAGCAATAAAAAAACAGGAGCGGCACCAACTGCCGCTCCTTCTCCAGAAGAAATAATCGACACCCTTACCGCAGAAAATACTGCCCTTAAAGCCGAAAACGAGAAGCTTGCAAAAGAACTCGAAGAAGCCAAAAATGAGGTAGCTGATGCGAAAGAGTATGTCGAGGAATTGAAGGATCAGCTTAAGGATAGCGGTTCCAAAGAAAACAAAGGTCCGGTGATCACCATCGGTAAAGAAAAGTACAGGGTCACCAAAGGCATGCGCACCAAAGATGGGGCATTGTCTCCATCTGACATCGCAGCAGACCTGGCACTCTGCAAAAAACTGGTAGAGAAAAACTCCACCATAGTAGTCAAACTTTAATCCAACAGCCATGAACTTATACGATTTTGTAGGAGAGATTGAGCTTGAGGAATCTGCCGGTTTACAGGTAGAAGTGGCCATTGCTGCATATCACGACATTGAAACATTTCCTGACCTTCCCGACCTGAGTGCCGGCACAGCGTCCAAGGATTATGTTGATTTAGGCGCTTCTGCCTTTGTGATGAAATCAACAAAGCAATTCCACAAGTTTGAAGGATCTCTTGAAAAAAATGCTTTCTCTTCTCAACTCGTAGGAGCCAGAGGAGCGAAAAGCTTTGAAAATACGCTTACCATCATGAAGAATGCCATGAACAGCCACCTTTGCGGATGGTTGAGAGCCAACAGGAACAGACCTTTGGTAGTGGGATTCAAGCCATTGATGGGAGGACAGTTCCTGATCTTGGGTACACCGGGATTGTGGGCAGAGATAGATGAAGGCAGCATCGAAGTACCAGGCGAAGTAGCCGGGGAAAAGATGACGATGTTCACCGTAAGGTCAATATTCTACCCGCCGTTGTTTATTGATGCGCTTCCATTCACCCCTGCTGTCTAATCATGTCAGCTAAAAAGCCAAAAACCACCCCTATCCTCGACGGTGCCTACCTTGTAGTAGGCATCGTTCCGGGGCTTTGCGGCACTAAGCTGGGAATGGTGGATCTTAGCAAAATCAATGCGGCGAAGGCAGAGCAGCTGCTGGCCATCGGATTTCCTTACCTCAGGAAAGCACCCGCCAAGGCAGAGCCAGCCAAGACCACCCGCAGGAGAACTGATAAAAAAGACTCGAATGAGTAAATAATTACTGGGGCTATCACTCTTAAAATGCATTCCAATAGGGATGCTTTTTTTTGTCCTACACCTTTTTGGACTTCTTAGCCAAATTAGAGTCTCACATAATTCACATAACCTCTATCAATGAAAAAACTACTTCTATTGATGATTTTTGCGATCGGGATGATCGTGAATTTCAGCCCGGGACTGGCAGCGGATTTTGATGACCAGACGACCAGTATCGATGTATCACATGACCATCACATGAATGTGTTGGCAATTGCTGGCTTCGATGTTACCGTCAAGTCCACCGCTTACCTATCTAACACCACAGCTCACCAGTATTGCGAGGCCCTCTTTCCTGAGACTCTTATCAGAGGAATGGCGACAAATGCTGATGAACTGAACAATCTGAGACGAAGCTTAGAAAGCAACGCAAGGCTAGATAAACATTATGATCCTGGTTCGTGCGGCAACGTCTTCTTATTGTAACAGATTCACACTTCACTTATAAGTTAAGAAGCCTTTCATTATGGAAGGCTTTTTTATTTGGGGCTTCCCAAAGGTCGGGCTATCCGCTTGTAGTCCTCGTCCGCTCGCTTCGCTTACGGCCTGTGGGCTACCGCTTCTATCCCTAAGCCGAGTAGACCCGAGCCTATAATGTGCACCAAAGTTATGGGTACAGGGCAACACAAGTCCGAACTTTTTCCATAGATCATCCAAGGTATTCCGGCATAAATAGAAAGTAAATAGGAGAGGCTTTATTCCGGTCCACCTTGCTTTCAGTTGCCCCTCCCCATGTCAGTCCGGCTCACATTAGAGCTCGATGCGGGAGGGTAAAGACTGCAAAATGATTATGAAAAGGATTGACTGGAATGCCTTGAATGAACCGACAGCTACACTTTACGAAAAAGGAAGAAGCGCACTGTCTGACTCTGAACTTTTGTCGATTATCGCGCAGATAGAAGTACCACTTGCCCAAAGGATTTTTGCAGATTGTAATTACCAGATATCAGAACTGGCACGAATGGGCGCAAGCAATCTTCTGAAATACGAAGGAATGGGCATAGCAAAAGCTTCTGCAATAATATCAGCCTTAGAACTTGGTCGCAGAAGGAAAATGGAACCGCCTGTAAAAAAGGTAATAGTACATTCATCAGCATCCGTCTTTCACTATTTCAAACCCTTCTTACAAGATGAAGTAGTAGAGCATTTTTACATCCTTTTAATGAAGAGGAATAATGAAATCATGAGACATATTAAGATCAGCAGTGGGGGCACATCAGGAACGGTGGCTGATCCTAAACTGATTTTCAAACACGCCCTTGATCACCTTGCCAGCAGTATCATACTTGTGCATAACCATCCATCAGGCAATCTCAAGCCATCAGAACAGGATAGAAGGCTTACCACCAGGTTGAAGGAAGTAGGCAAGTTTCTGGAAGTGCCTGTATTGGATCATGTGATATTCACAGACATAGCCTACTTCAGTTTCGCTGATGAAGGATTGATTTAGAGACGAGGCGCAAGCCTTCTTTTTTTTTACTCAAACTCATAACAAAATGGAAAATCTAAAAATAAATATATATCCAGAAACGGCAACGGAAGTAATTACACATACCAGTTTGGCCAAATTGAAAAAGCAACCTGAATACTTCCAATCCAAATACTTCGCCAATGGAGTTTACGCCTTGGAAATGGCAAAGCGACTCATTAAAAATGAATCAATGAAGAAAATATTTCATTGTATAGATCTGGATTTACCCTGTTACATCATTCCCGTTCAGCAGGAAGAAAAGAATGGATACAATGTTATACCACTTGGATTAGCCTACTGTATCAGGCTCCGATTTGGATTCAAGATTGTAAAAAACATCTACAGGACAAAGGGATTCCCAAATACAGGAGTAAGTCTAAGGGAACGAGCTTGTAATAATATCCGGTTTGATGGCATGATTCCAGAGTCTGGAGCTCAGTACATTCTTGTAGATGATAATTATACTACCGGAAAAACAATCAAATCACTGGCTGATCATGTCACTTCTCAGGGTGGAATAGTAGCCTGCATCACTACAATATCCGCGAGTCGGTATGGAAAGCAATTCAAACCTGCTAACTATCAATTGTCAAATCTTCAAAAAATACCTAACTTCAAATATCAACTTATCAAGCTTTATGGCAGCACAGAAGAAAAACTCACAGGAGCCCAAATCCAATCCTTCATCTTCCAAAGCAACAAATACAGATAAAATCAAAAAGGTATTTGAGAAAGCTCATGATGATATTGAACATCATTTGAAATCAAACAAAGGAGAGGCTTAGTCCTCTTTTTTTGCTCGTGCATTCCCCATCATACAGCCCCAAGTCTTTCCTACTTGGGGTTTTTACTTTGATTTTTTTTCACCACCCTTCTTAGATGAGGGGTGGTTTTTCTTTTGGTCTTCCTTTCGGGCAATTTCAAACCATACTTCATTCACCGTTTACCAAGTCTTTACATCTCTTCTGCACTGGCCTGATGGCTCACGGAAAAAGGTTGATTTTCTGCTTTCCGGTAGTTTTTCATTCTTCGGTTTTGGTCCAGGTTTTTGAGAATTTTGATATATGCAAAGATGGGGGGCTCAGGCCACCTGCCAAGAGTGCGCTACGCCATTTTTCAAAAACAGGGTTTTCCGGAGGAAGCCTTCCCAGTTTTTGAAAAATGCTCTTGTCTTGGTGTCCAATCACCCCCCTGATCTCAGGCATAATCAAATTCAAAAACCTTAAACAACAAAACCATGAAAAATTTTGAGAAAAACTACATCGGAAAGGGAAAAAAAATCCAAAACCTTGACATCGTGAGAGTAACCATCAGCAAAGCCAAGCTGGAAGAATTGATTGCAAATGACTTGGTTAAATACGGCGACAATGAATACCTGGTATTTGAAGTTGCAGCCCTTAAAGAGGAAGACGATTACAAAAGAACCCACACTGCCTACATCAGCAAAAAAGTGGAAGAGGAAAAAAAACCTAGCAAGAGAAAAACTGCCAAAGCATAAGAAAGGCCCTCAGGGGCTTTTTTTTTGGTCGTGCACTTATTAAGACTTGCCAAATTTAGCTTCACCATCCACACAGGTCTGAAGTAAACAAGACATGCCTCAAGGTATTGCAGCATAAATAGGAGAGAGCAAAGGAGAGGTTTTATTCCGCTCCACCTTGCCTTTAGTGGATGATTGAAGCTGTAGGGATTGCAAATCTTAATCTCGCTGCGGGAGAATAAAAACTGCATTCCTAATCATGATCAATTATGTCATCAAAACACACACTCCGGGATTTCAACCATCAAAGCCCCATCTCTTTGCCCTCTCCAAAGGCTACAATGCAGGACGGCCCATGAAGACAGAATGTCCAAACTGCTTTCTGATCACCTGCCATACACAGGACGAAGCGGACAAGATGTTTTTCCTGCTTGATGGGCTTTGGAGGTCACAGATTTTCAGAATGCAACTGGTAGGATCTGTAATTCCTTTTCTCCACGTTCATGAATTTTCCAAAACCATCAACCGGTACTGGAAGCATATTCATGAATCTGAAAACAGAGTAGAAAGGTTGGTAACTGCTTTTGCTGCCATAGAGAAACTTCAGAATGAAATCAATGGTCTGAACAAGCTATTGGACCAGTATAAGGCGATTGCATATATCGATGTGCTGAAAACTCAAAAGGTGGAATTCTAAGGGGAGCAATCCCCTTTTTTTGTGTCCAACCCTTTGCAATTGCATTGCAATATCTTGACAGCATGAAGAAAATAATTGTGGTCTATGGCAATATGGGGAGTGGCAAATCCACTTTTTCAAAAAAGCTCAAAGAAGTACTTTCAAAGTTTGAGTATATCTGTCTGGATGATTTTCGCAGAAAGCTTAAAGATCAATACCTCGAACAAAACAACTTTGATTTTGAAAAAGAGGTAGCAAATCAAACAGCCAATGCGCTAAGTGCTGCCAATAATATTATCTATGAAGCTACTGGAGCCACTAGATTTTTTAGGGAAAAATACAGCGCATTTCTCAGGGAAAAGCAGGAAGTATTTACCGTCAAAATCCAGTGCAATGCTAAAACTTGCCTTGATCGCCACCTCAAAAGAAAAGCATCTGGCAGGGCACACATCATACCTCAGTTCAAGAATCAAAAAACAGATGCCGAAATGGTTGAATGGTTTGAAGCCAAAGCCAATTGGATCAAACCTGATTTGATACTCGATTCTGAGATGTATTCGGTAGAGCAGATGCTAACAATCTTTAAGTCCAGATATTTTGGTGATCCCGGCAAAGATGATGTCAAGAAATTACTCAAAGAATTCAATTATGATAAGGCTCTTGAATGGTTCAAGGCTCATGTGGAAGGAAAATTCTTTTTAAAAGAAATGCTGTCCTCATCCTCGGATGCTTTCAATGTGATGAAGCTCAAAAGAGAGCTTCAAAACCTTCTGCAGGAAGAAGTCCCTGTCCCTGTAAGTGCACCAGTTCCTTCTCTTAGTACACCACCTCGTAAGTTAAGTACACCAGCTGAGGAAGATTTAGAGGATAGAATCCAAGAAATCACGGCTGCATTGGATGAGCATTATGAAGATTTGGTCGCTGATCTTGAAACAAAAGTTGAGCAGGCGAAAGCACCCAAAATAGTAGAGGAGGCCTCATCAAGCCCGGAAGAATTAAAATTGGATACTGAATGGAAGCCTGTCTATAAAGAGGCTTATCACTACTTCACCTTACTGGATCCTGAAAAATCTCCAGAAGATTGCAAGAATCTGGCTTTCAAAATCCTTGACCTCATGGATGATGTAGAGAAGGTCTGGGCGCAAAAAGATTTTTTACAGAAGCACGGCCAGTTGCCAAACTATGATTTGGCTGGCCCTGATCAGATGACAGTAGAGCAGATGGCCACAAGGATCAGAACAATCAGGACTTACATATCAAAAGCCAAAAAAGGAATATTGAGTGATACCAAGATTCCCGAGTGGGAATCTGAAATGGCCGAATTGGAAAGGAGGGTCAAAGGATGAGTCTTTTTGATGTAAATGAAATCGGTACCAAGAAAATCAGCAATTACCTCAGTCCTTCCGGACTTAAGATGAGTGTCAAATCTCAAATGGTGATTGGGAAATCACTTAAACAGCTGGAACAGACAATCGGTGAAGTTGAACATGATATGATATACCAGTTCTGCACAGGGGGGCAGTGGTCAATGCATCAGATGTTGAATTACCTTTTGATCAGGACAGGACCTGCCAAGATTTGGCTCACTACCTGGACCATTACCGAGTTGCCCATGCGGGCATTACTCGGCATGATCAAGGAAGGATTGATTACTGAATTGAATGCTGTGTTGGACTATAGGATTGAAAAGCGAAAGCCAGAGGCTTTCCAACTTGCTTCCAATCTGATTACCCGGATTAAGCTTACCAAGTGCCATGCAAAGGTGCTGGTGATCCAAAATGATAATTGGAACATAGCAGTAGTGACCACTTCAAATTTTTCAAAAAATCCAAGGATTGAAGCAGGAGTGATTTTCACTGATCTGGCTTCCGCTGAATTTCATAAGAATTGGATTGATGGTGTGATTGATGGAAAGGAGGTATTCCGTGCTGGATGAGAAAACAGAACTCGAAATTCAAAAACTGGCAAGTACTTTCTTCTCCGAAGAAGAGATCATGGAGATTCTTGAAGTCAAGGAATTGACTTCTGATATGAAAAGAGCCATTCGCAAGTACAAGCTCAAATCAGAAGCAGATACCAGAGCAGCTGTATTTGAACAGGCATTGGCCGGATCTTCTCCAGCCCAAACACTTGCAATCAAAATAATAGAAGCTGATAAAAGAAAAGAATACTGATGGCAGCTAATACTGAAAATAATAATGTGTTGCAGGACAGATATCCTGAGCGAAAAGAAAAAGAACTCAGTCTCAGGACTGATGAGGAAAAGATCGTTCTGCACCTCCAAGGTAAATACCCAAATTCAAAACTGACTCCAGCACTTGAGGAGAAATTGAACAGGCTTAAAAGAGCATCTGAATTGATCTCCAAGTATGGTGGTGCAAAGAAAGTGATTCCTATACTTCAGGAGATTTATGGTATTTCCTTTTCAACTGCAAATAGGCTATACAAGGGGGCTCAAGATGCTTTCGGTGATATTACCCATTTCAATAGGCCATATCATGTAGATATCTATATCAATAAGATTTTAGAAGGCATAAATCTCGCAAAAGACTCTGGAGATTTTCGATCGTATGCTGCACTTCTGAAGGAATACAAGGAAGCCATCAAAGAATTTATGGGCACAAATGAAGATGAATTGTACCGTAGAATCGTCATTCCTCCATTTGTTGTAGGTTTCTTTCCTGAAGAATTAAAAACCAAACTTCCCCCTCAAGCTTCGCTTGACGCTAGGATTAAAAAGCTATTGGAGGAAAAAAGGAGTGATGAGATTGAGGATGCAATTGTATTAGATACCGAGGACGATGACGAAGACTAAGATTCACTATAACATTCCACAGCTGGAATATTCTCTCGTCAGGCCTCAGATTGGAACATGCATTTGGGGACGTGGTACCGGAAAGACTGAAGGTCCCGGATCAGAGTTCATAGTCCGAAATGCGATGGATATGCCAGGATCACTAGGTGGTATTGTTTCAATTACCTATGACAAGCTTTTGAATATGATAATTCCTGCCCTAAAGATTGGTTGGGAAAGAATGGGTTATAAGGAGAATGTTCACTATTGGATTAGAAAGGCACCGCCTGAACACCTGAATATTCCTAAAGCATACAGACAGCCTGATACCAATCAGCATATCATTAAATGGTTTAATGGTTCTGCTCAATTACTGATATCCATAGACCGTATACACATTGCCAATGGTGCTTCACTTGCTTATATCTATGCGGATGAAGTGAAGTTCTTCCCAAGAGAAAAATTCAAAGAGGTTTTACTTACGCTTAGGGGACAGGCGGCATTATATGGACATCTGTCCTGCTGTGAGTCTTTATTGATCACTACAGATCAACCAAGACCAGAAATGCCAGGTGATTGGGTTTTTGAATTGGAAAAAGACCACGATCCAGAGACTACATCAGTTATACTAGGTATTCAATATGAACTATCGCAATTATCGGAAGAGCTTAACAAAACAAAGAGCAAGAGGCGGCAGAAGGAGATTGCTAGACAAATCGACAGGTATCTAGACAATATGAATGAGTTAAGGCGTGGCCTTAACTTTGTAAGCCGTGCCAGCACCATTGATAATGTGCATGCACTGGGTATCAATGTAATTGAGAATTATAAAAAGACTTTGACTCCTTATGAGTTTGCCTTGTCTGTCCTCAATAAGAAGCAGAGCAAGGGTGAGAATGATTTCTATTATTTGCTCAGTGAGGATAAGCACGGCTACTATGCACCCAACATTGACTTTATAGATTCCTTAGATAACAAGGTGAGGGATACCGACAGCCGATGGGATGGTGATATCATCCTTGAGGCGCCAATAGATATTGCATGTGATTACAACTCTGCCATCAACTGGATGGTAATAGGGCAGGAGAAGGAAGAGAGTTATGATATCCTTAAGTCCATGTTTGTATTGAAACCAAAGAAGATCAAACACTTGGTGAATAAATTTGATAAATATTACGCAGACAAGAAAAGGTACAACAATACAATTAACTTTTATTACGACCATACTGCAATAGGCGAGAATGCCATCAGTGAGATATCCTTCTATGATGAATGGGTGAATAAGCTATCTGATAAAGGATGGAATGTCAATGCCATTTGGATAGGGAAGGCCTCGAACCATCGCGCGCGATACAAAATCTGGGAATGGGTTTTAGGGGGTGATGAAGGTTTAAAGCCCTTTAGGTTTAATGTGGCTAATAACCAAGAGCTAATGGTTTCAATGCATGCTACTAAAACCAAAAAAGATAAGTATGGGAACTTTGAGAAGGATAAAACATCTGAAATTAAAAAGTCTGTACCTCCTGAGTTCGCTACCCATGGGGGAGAGGCATGCGATACACTAATATGGGGAGTCTATAAGCCTAAGCTATCACAAGGAACTTCCACAATGTTAGCTGTAACAATGTAAAAAAATAAATCTCTGAATTTCATAGTTTAAACTAAATGTGCTTGTCACATACGGGTGCGGTGCGCCGTTGCAATTGCACTTTGCGGACAGGGTGCGTAGTTACCGCGGCGCGGGCCATCGGATTGGACTTTTTTGTAAAAAAGCCCAATCCGATGATTAAGAGAGGTTTATAAATATAAAGTTGAATTTAGGTGTGTCAAAAACCCCTATATCAAAGGAAAAACTACTCCTTCCCAAAGTGTATTGCTCAATAAGAGCTTCCTTTTTGGCTATCTCTCTTGTTTTTGTCAACTAAAAGAGCAAAATATTTTTTGTCCTACGCTCATTTATACCCAACTGCCATATTGAAGGCATGATATGGGACAAAACTATCGAATTGCGTAATGCTCTGAAGCTGATGGACAGGCTCAACCATAAAGGTGAAGCCATTCCATTTTCGATAGGTTTCTTCACTGCCAACCGCAGAAAAGATACCGGAGGAAAATTCATTGAGATAGATGGTGCAATCCTTTCCAAGCACAACAAAGCTCTTCCTCTTCACATGAGAAGAGTGGATGGTTTCGGCGGAAGTAAAAAACCTTCCCACTATGCCAATTCCACCAGAAATGTACAGTCACCAGATGGCAGTATTACCAAGGTCCATATCAGATTGATCAAAAAATTCAACGGACACAACATAATATGGTAGAGCCTAACATCAATCAGGACGCTTCAATAACCTACTTCGAAGGAGGGCCTGTACTATTTTCGTCTCCCGGTATCAACCATACGAAGCCTGTCAAGAAAAAACCTTCTGATGGAGAGGAAATGGAATCCCAGATCATCGCCGAATGGGGTGAAAACAATGACTTCCCCATTCAAGCCCGAAACGCAAAGGAAGGAAATCCAGATCTCGTCTCTGCCCTTGATTGGAGAGCTCGTGCACTCTATGCAGGTGGACTCAACTACATCCTGAGAGATCGACATACTAAAAAAGACCTCAGGGATGATCCCAAATTCAAAGAAATGGTCTTCGAAATTGACCAGTTCAAATTCCGAAACCGTCACTACCTCGCGCAGGCTTCAGTTGACTTCTATGACCTGAACAATGTCTTTGCCCAGATCATCATCAGCGAAGACAGGGAGAAGATCACCAGAATAGCAGCTGCCGAAGCCAAGAATTGCAGATATAAAAGAAGAAATTCAGCGGGTGACCTCACCCACGCCTTTATCCATCCCGACTGGGAAGAGTGGAGAAACACCGAAAAGGACGAGAAATTAACCAAACTCGAAGTCATCGACACCTTGAACTCTTTTCCGGAGGAATTGAAAGAGCAGGAAGGCGGTGCACTTAGGTATATCTATCCAGTCAACTACCCCACAGGTAAGAATTACTACCAACACCCATTCTGGTGGGCGGTCAAGCAATCAAAATGGCTTGACTTCACCAACATGATTCCGGAGGCCAAGGCCGCCATAGTCAGAAACATGGCCCGAATCCAATACCATATCGAAATGCCTGACTATTGGATGTCGGAGAGGTACAAGAACTGGGGCACGATGAAGGATGAAGAAAAGAAAAAGGCAATTGTCGCAGAGTTCAAAATCATCAATGATGTCCTGCATAAGCCTGAAAACCATGGCAAGTCTGTCTATACCATGTTCAAGACCTTCACACAGTCAGGAAAAGAATATGGCGGATGGAAGATCACTGCAGTAGATGACAAAATGAAAGACGGTGCTTTGCTCGCGGATTCCTCGGAAGGTGTCATGAAGATTCTTTCTGCCAACTCCATCGATCCTTCCCTGCATGGCATGATACCCGGTAAAGGAGGCTCCAACCGCTCAGGATCTGACAAGCGCGAAGCTCTCAATATCTACATGTCACTGACTCAGGTACACGAAGATATTGTACTCGATCCATGGCAATACGCTTCATGGTGGAACAAGTGGAATACCGAAGACCACGAATGCCTTTGGTACACCAATAAGCCCCACCTCCAGACCCTCAACCAAGTTTCACCTTCTCAGCGAGAAACAACCCTAGAGCAACATGCTGATTAATAACATAGCCGAACTCAGAGAACAGATCCCCGCATCTGTTACCCTTGATTTCAACGACATAAAGCCAAAAATCAGGCTGGTAGAGCGTGAAGTGATCCAAAGGATATTCTCTTCAGAGCTCTATGACGCCGTGATTGCTTCAGGTGCCAGCGGTGATTTTCTTAAGCTTCGTGAAATCTTAGCCGAAGCCGTGGCACACCTGGCTTTAGTCCAATACCTTCCTTTTGGTCAGGTACAGTTTGACTCTGGAGGAATCCGAATTGTCACCAACGAAAACATGAAAACTGCTTTCGAATGGCAGATAGACAAGCTGGAAGATGAATGTACAAAGCAAGGCTGGTCAGCTGTCGAAGCGGCACTTGAATTCATCGAGAATTCTGAAATTACTCAGCTGAGAGATATCTGGGAAGAAACGGACACCTACAAACTTGCCCAGGATTCCTTGATTAGCAACCTGCGCACTTTTGAAAAGTTTGTCAATCTCAATCACTCCCGCATCCTCTTCAACAAACTCCTGCCGGTACTCAGCGACCAACAGGAAGAAGTCATCAAGGAGGCGATTGGTAAACCGCTTTTCCTCAAGATCACCAAAGACCTTAACCCAGCATCCGACTTGCTGATCAAAACCCGAAAACTGGCATCCAAAGCCCTTGCCTTCAAAACCATGGCCGTGGGATTTATGGATACGCTGCTGATACTAACCGACAATGGACCACTGGTCATTGATGGCATGGTGTCGAGACAACCCAAAGCCAAGCGATCAGCACCTACGGACGTCGTCTTGATCATTGCCGAAAACTACAAAACAAGAGCAGCCGGAGCATTGAGAGAACTTGTAGAGTTCTGCCAGACCAATGCAGATGAACTTGTAGAATTCAAGGAATCCGGCAACTACATCGGCGACCCCGAAGCCGAACAGAACCATATTCCTAGACCTGACCCCGATTGGGGTGTTGCCTTCTTCTAATCATGTTCAATTACATCACTACCTACTTCGAAAAAATCTATGAATCAGCTCACAATTTTAAAGGGCTGTTGATCATATCACTGGTCAATATTTTGACATTTCAGGGCCTGATCTTATTTGTAGAGCAATACATATTTTCAGAATGGCACTTTGCATTGGCCTTTCTGATCATATTCTTCTTTGATACGCTCTCTGGTTCATACATCGCCTACCGTACCAATACCTTTTCAGGGCAAATATTCCGAGAAAAGCTTATGGACAAGATGATCGCTTACGGATCAATCATCATTTCTTTCTCGGTCATCACCAAAGTGATCGTCGATGGCTCTGAATTCAATGCCATACGATACTTCAACCTGCCTTTCTACTCTCTGTTTTCACTCGTAGAATTCCGGTCAATTGTACTCAAGTGGTACATATTCAAAAAATGGAAATGGCTCGGAAAGCTTCTAAAGTGGATCGATAAACGCAAAAAATTTGAAATAGACGATGAATTATAACCCACTCCATATCATCCAATCAAAAGTGGGTGTAACCCGCTCCGATTCCTTCAATGAAGATACTGCACGGGCAATCATGCATTACCTCCAGCTGAATCCATTAGAGGCAGCGCACTTCCTTGGACAGTGTCATCACGAAAGCGGTGGGTTCAGGGTATTTGAAGAAAACCTCAACTATTCATGGGAAAGATTGCTGCTCGTTTTTCCAAGGCATTTCCGTGTCCAGCTCTCCAAAGAGGAGACGGAAGGAAAAACGGATCAACAGATCAAAGACCTTACCCGCTTCCGTGAGATAGAACTCGCCCGCTCATACGACCGCAATCCGCAGAAGATCGCAAACCGTGTCTATGCCAACCGCATGGGCAATGGCAATGAAGCCAGTGGCGACGGATGGAAGCACCGTGGATTTGGACCCATCCAACTCACGGGCAAGGTCAACCAATCCGACTTCGCCAAATGGATCGGTGATCCCGAGATCATCAAAAATCCCTCTCTCATATCCACCAGGTATCCGCTCGACTCTGCTCATTATTTCTTTGAGAAAAACAAGCTCTACCACCTGTGCACGGATCTGTCCAACGACACCATCAACACCCTCACAAGAAGGATCAATGGAGGTACGCATGGCCTTGATGACCGTATCCGACAGACCAAAAGAATAGCAACATGGCTCAATCCAAAGACCTAGAAGATAAACTCCGCTCGAAGATCAATCAGGCCTCAAGAGATTCTCAAAAGAGCTACGGTGAAAAAGCTGCCAAAATCCATGAAGCCGTCGACAATGTCAAGTCTATAGGAAAAGCTTTGGATGGCCTTTTGAAAAAAGGAGCAGCACATTCCAAAAGCAAATATCTGTCCACCAAACCCAATAAAAAATGAACCTATTTGAAGTCGAAACCACAAAAGGAAAGGTATATGCCACTGGCAGAGATGAATTTGAAGCCCGTGACAAAGCCACAGCATACCTTAAGGAAAGATACTTCTCTGATGGAAGCGCAATGGTTACCAGTGTCAAGTTCTTTGCCGAAGCACAACCAAACCGAACACAAAACAAATTCATTCACTAACACCAAATCATCATGACACAACAGGAATTTGAGATTTTCGAAGAAATTGAAAAACTCACCGGAGTCACCTCCGACGAACCAAAAGAAAAGACCCGTGCGGGCCAGTTCCTTGACAAAGTGTTCGCACTTTTCAGAAAGCTATCCAAAGGAAAGCTTACCGAGACATTGCTTAGGATATTTCCAATCATCCTCGCCAGGGTAGGGAAGATCGAAAGCCAAGCTTCCGAGATTCAGAAAACGCTCGATGAAATCAAAAACATGAAGTAATGAAAAATCTATTTTACATTCTCCTCATGTCATTATTCATCTTTGCGGCAACATCCTGCAAAGATATTCTGACGACAGCCACCGATTGGTACCAGGCACCCTATCAGGATAAGGTCATCGAAATCAAAGATCCTGATCTTCTCATCAGGGCAGCCATGAAAATGCCCGAACTGGAATACATAGAATTAGAGCATGTCAAAGGCATAGTATTCAAGCCTGTGATGGACTTCACCTTTGGATCCGGAGACACGACCTTGGAACCTTCCAAGGATCCCGAAACCAAAAGGATCAAAATTCCCATAAGCTCTATTAAAATCTATGACATGCCAAAGCGATAAAATGCAGATGCATGGAGGAAATAGAAAGGATTGCAGAAGAATGTTCTCCTGCCTTGGACGATGTCCGTAGGCAGGAGAATTTCCTCCGTGATCGCCTCTCAAGGATTTTTCAGACGATGGAAAACAAAGGCATTACCTGGAACCAGCTACGCCAGGCAAAACCCAAACTATTCCAAAAGCTTTCCCTCATTCTCGACAATGTCAAGATCAGCAAGCCATGAACCAAATCCACATCTCAGAGAAAGTGACTTTCAGCCTTCCTTCCCGCATGGAAGAACTGACACCTTCCCAGCTGAAGAAAATGATGTGGGTATTGTCCATCAAAAAACTGCCCATTGACAAAGCCAAGCTCATTGTTCTGGTGCAATCGCTTTCACTTCCATTCTGGAAAAGAATCCGATTCCAGTTCTTTTACTTTTTCACGGCCAGCACCATAGAAAGAGCAGATATTCTCTACCAAACCCTTACTTTTCAGGATTTTCGCCGATTTACCAGCCAAAAGTTCAAAAAAATAAGGTCTTTATTTGTCCTATTGCACGGCCCTGACTCAGGACTTGCAAATGCCACCCTCTGGGAGTACATCAAAGCTGAAAAATACTACCTCAGATATTCATCTACCAACAAATCCGAATGGCTTGATCTCTTGGTGGCTACGCTCTACCGACCACAGCGAAAGAAGTACAGCAAGTTCGAACACGAAGACATCCGTGTTCCGCTCAATGATGCCGTAATCAAAAAATTTCTTCCCTATGTGGAGAAGATCGACCTGGAAACCAAACTTAGCATACTCGCTTGGTTTGACAACTGCCGTGAGCAGATCATCAAACACTTCCCGCTGATCTTTCCAAAAGCTCCTGCTCAGGAAAAAACCAACCCCCTGCAGCAGATCAAAAAGAAATCCACAGAACCCGACTGGATGCCGATGATATCCGAGCTCGCAGGATCCATGGACAATTATGACAAGATTGGCAATACCAATCTTTTCACAGCCTTCACGGATATTTCCCACAGAATCAAAAAGAACCAACAGGCCAAAATCGAAGCAGCACAAAACAAACGCCGTAAAAAATGATCACCTTCTCACAATACGAAAACTTCTTTGAGGATATCGCCAAAAAATACAAACCGATATCCCATTCCGATACCAAGGCCAGATTTGCCACAATGGACATTGATGATATTCTCAGCGCACAGCGTGGCACCTTGGACTTTGTGGATCCATGTATGATTCTGGAAAACTTCGAAGGCGAACTCGAATGGAAACATGACCGAGTATTGGATGAGACATACGGAGCATTCTACATCCTGCAACATATACCGCGAAACGATCCCGAGAAGAAGCGCACCATCATGACCAACACCAAAACCCATGCGGTCAAGATCGTCAGCAAGCTTCAAAAAATGAAAATCGACTTTCACAAAGGAGTCCCAAATATTCCTAAGATGATCCTGTACTTCGATTTCTCTCAGGTCAAGTATCAAAAAGTGTCCAATGTCTTTGCCGGTTGTCATGGATGGAGATTTGAATTCAACCTTGGACAGGAAGATCTCCTGAGCAAAACCTACGATCCCGACGATTGGCATCAAGAAGAGGAGGGAGGATGAATTTAGAAATCCACAAAATACTGACCCGATGGACTGAGCGTACTTCCTTTCTGATGAAGATGGAGCAAAAGCGCCTAGAAATTGGGGACACCAACGCCCTCAACCAATCCCAGGCCGAAAGGGTACTCCAAAAATCAGAAACCCTACTGGAATCAGAACTTGAATTTCTTGTTCGAGGCCGTATGGTGGATATGGGCGCAGGAAGAGGATCCAGAAAAATAGAAACACGAGATGGAAATGGAAGACTTGTACGAGGGAAAAACAAACCGAGAAAGCCCAAGAAATGGTATTCCCGCATCTACTGGGGAAGAATCAATGCGCTGCAGGGTGTCCTCGGCTTTAAGCTTATGGAATCTTCCATCCGATCCGTCAAAGACGTGCTCGAAGAGCGACCCGGCATGGGCACCATCGGAAGACCAAGGTTGTAAGCCAATGATGATAGAAAAATTTTCCTCCTGCGCCCGTGGAAGAATCGACGCTGAAGTCTGCACTACCTGTGGCCGCATCATTTCCCAAATGATCATCAGGTAGTTATATTACAAATTCCACTTATTTTTATACGTGATATTTGCATAAATAAGTATTAATCACTTACTTTCTTATCCATAAGCGATTGAGTTCTTTTTCAAATCGGCTCCGGAGGTCCGCACAGCCTTCGGAGCCAAAATGCACAGATAGCTCAGCAGGAAGAGCACCGGTCTCCAAAACCGGGTGTCGGTGGTTCGATCCCATCTCTGTGTGCAAAGGTTAACCTGTTCAATGAGAGTCGCCAGACTCAATCTAGCTAGAGAGCCCTCCCGATAAGCGGGAGGGCGATTTGAAATTCGAACCAACAGAGAGAAGGGTTGCCCGAAAGTTCCTGAGCTTGGAAGTTTAAATGGTTTCTTTCATGCTCGGGAATTTTCCGGAGTTCCGGCCGGAAGCTTTGGAATAGGGCAACCCAAAGATATAAATGGCGAAGAGATGCCAGTGGAGTCCAAGGGTGGAGATAGGCACCATTACAGACGATGAAGCGGCTAAACCTTCTAGCTCCCAATGTGGGATTGAAGCCGAATCTACACGACCAATAAGCCTGCCCCTTTTGAAATGGAAGGGGCTTTTTAAAAGCATTCCTACCCGGAGACACAAGGTCTCCCGTCCCGGGGATTTATCCAAGCCTGTAACCTTTCCTCGGGGCACTTTCATCCTTCATCCTTTCCTACATGTCCCTATTTCGCAAGATCCGCCGCTCCAAACCCAAAGCCATCAAGCCACTTGACGAAGCACTTGAAATCATCAAGTCCTTTCAAAAGCTCATTGAATTGCAAGCCATGCACTTCGACCGTGAAAAACGAGAGGTGTGGATTATCAAAGAAGCTTTTTGGGATGGAAAAGACGATAACTGGAAAGCAAACTTCTGCCAAAACCTCAAGATGTATATGGATATCCTCTGGGATGAAAACAAGCATGGTGTCAATCTCAATCCCATACATCTCTACGCGATAGATATCGACACCAAACAAAAAACTGAATATATCATCACCTACTTAGCAGAGAGCAAAGAGAGGAAGGTATTGACGGATCAAACTTAAAGCTATGAAGAAGATAATAGTATTACCTACATATTTGATAACCATGTTATTTATATGGATTTGGCCTAATACACATCCATTTGGTGAATCTCCTGTTTCTTTAAAAGATTGGGCTCAAAGTTCAACCAATCTTAACATAGCTTTTTCTGTTTACTTCTGGCTTCAGATCATTTGGATTATCTTATTCCTTAGACTCAAAACCTAATCAAATGACCGCTGAAATGAATAAAACCTTTGCCATCCAATTCCAATTCGATATCAAGACCATCCGCAAAGCGGTGTTTATGCTCACTGATGATATCATGAGTGATGAAGAAATCACTGCTAAGTTTTTTGATAGAGATCCCTTACTGGTCAAAGCTGAAGAGACCTTCTCACGTGACGACCTCAATAATTCAGCAATGGCCTTTGCAGGGCTGATCATCGCCGATGACCAGCCCAAAAAGGAAATAAAAAAGTCCAAGTTCCAGCAAAAGCTTGAAGAGGCAATGGAAAAGTCAAAGGCCAGTAAATCCTAAATCCCTCCCTCTATGATCTTCTCTTATATTCTTCTTGGTGTTCTACTTTATGCATTACTCAGTGCTTCTGTATACTTCTACTTCAGCGATTATAAAACAAAGGTCATACAGAATATCGAAGATTATCCCCCTACATGCTTTACTGAGGCGTTTCATGGCTACTACACAAAAGTCATATCAGAAGAAAAATGGGAAGAAATCAGCGAAGTACTGAAGATTCTGGACCATTTACATGAAGATGAAATCATCGATGAAATGTATAATTACCAGATTGAGGAAAAGCACGTTGTGGCTTTCGAAGGTATGTTTAACTTAAACCTTACACTTACCAGAGAATTTAGAGTGATCGGACGACAGCCTAACCCTTTTAAAAGTGAAAAAGGTTTCATTTAAATGTCTATATCCACACTACAGGTACTTTGAAGAGGGAAAATCATACCCACTTGATCTTCGTGATCCGATGACCGGTACGAGCGTTCAGGAATGGATTTGGCTGAACCCCCACCACTGGGAAGTGGATCATGGTCCTTTTCTTTTTGTAAAAGGAGGATGGGAACCACGGATTTTCAGAGTACGTGATTTGTCAGGAGACCTAATACAAGTGCAAAACCGCATGTACATTGAGTGGGGTGGTGCGATACAGTGTAGTGGTGAAGAATTCCTGGAACAGCTGATATCAGAATCCATACAGAGATTTGGAGAAGTCAAGGTGGGAGACATATTCTTGGACCAATGGGAAAAAGTGAACAAGATAGAAAAGTGGATCCCAGAGAAGTTCAAGTATAGCGCAGATATAGATATGTTTTATATCTATGGGATATGTGTCTATAGTCAGGGACAATGGAGAAAGAAAGTATCATGATTGATTCATTTTTTTTACTGGTTATCAGTTGTTTAAATAATTAAGACCAAAATAATCTGTAGAAATATGTAACCTAATATTTATTTTTTCAGTTTATAGGTTGTGGTCAAAAGTGGCCAAAAAAAATTCCTTTAGGGCCATTTAGTATAGGTTTGGGCATTTCTACTATACTTTTAATTATTTTCAATTATAATAACGAAGAAAGGAGGAATGATATGATAGAAGAAAACGATGTAATATTAAAAAGACTAGGTTTTTTCGGTAGTATTTTTTCGATAGCTGCATTTGTTGGGATAACTGGACCTGAGGAATACCCAACAAATTTTATTTCTCAAATCATTTAAATGGTAGGGTGCAAAACCCTAAGGTTCCACATTAAGAGCCCTGATTCGATCAGGGCTTTTTTTATTTACGATACCGAATATTTATAAAAAAATAGTATCGAACTAGCTAGTAAAATGCTAAAAGTTCAAGAATGGGATGCTGAAAGTTTAGTTATCGTATGCAAAAATTCTACGAATCGTTTACAAAAAGTCTACTAATCGTCTACAAAAAGTTTACAAATCGTATAATAAAATTTCTTGTTATATAAAAAAATACTATATTTCGCTTGTAAAAAAAGGGAGAAGGAAACCCTCACCCTTTTTCAATTGTAAAGCTAAATTGTTTTCTAATTCCAATTTTCAATGATTCATTTGATTTTCTTCAACAAAATCTTCCATGTTTCAATAAAAAATTGGAGTGTTGCATGAATTAAAATCAGCAACAGTTCATGTTTAAACATACTTTATACGTTTAAATTTGACAGATCAGAGCCTTGAAGTCCTTTCTAAAATACGAAATCGACTTCAAGGGCTCGATTTTGTATTACTTTTTGCATCTCCCGTAAAGATAATTTAACACTTCCTAGTTAATGTTATCTAATTGTTAAGTTTTAAAACTTATTTTTCTATTTACTTAACATTTATAAGCATTTAAACTCTATGATACGTTGACATTCAAGTTTCTCACTACTAGAAAAATGACTAAAAATACTATCTCCATAAAAGATGTTCACCAAACTTATCAAGCCAATGATAATGGCATTTGGTTTAGCGTCAGGGATCATTCACAGATGAAAGATTTTTTCTATAAAAAATTCGGAGCTCCAGAAATCTATTTGACAAAAAGATTTGAGGAACCAACAAACGACGACCTAATTCCTAATTTTGAATGGATTGGAACCGAAATTCATAGGCTGTAATTTACACCCCCCCCCCATTTTTTCAATCTTTCAATCATTTTTTCTTCAAGACCTTCGAGGTCAAAAAAGACCTCAAAGGTCCCCCCAATCTTAATTCTTAGATCATAAATCTACAATCCCCCCCTGTCCTACACCTCCCCCCACCACCTCAATATCTTAGTATCACAGACCCGGTCTTGTTTCTTGATTCTTGTCTCTTGATTCTTAAAAAGATATGCCTTCTCTCAAATCCCCTCTCCCTGCCATCCATCCCGTCAGAGATGTACTCAAAGTCATTTTCGAAACATCCGGCCTTCCCGCTGATCTTCCTGCCGAAATCGAATGTATCCTTGAAGTAGAGCGGACTTTTGGAGAGGCCGATTGGGAAGCGGTAGCCGAATATCTCAATCCCTTTGACCAGACCACAGAGGAAGCGGCCGTGGTCATCAACCGTGCCCTGATCGGGGCACTCAAAGCCACTCCTCCCCATCCTTCGGTATCGGGAGTACAGCCCATTGCCAACAGTATCCTGCAATACAGGTTACGGTACCGGTTGGTCATAGATGGCGAAGGCGCGGAATCCTACACCACCAGCAGCACGGCACTCGCCTGGCTTGCGGGATCCAGTTACCTGGACAATGGCATAGACCTGACGGGCAAAGCCTACCTCTTTCAGACCACCAAACCACTATCCAGACATTACAGTCAGAATGAAAAGATACTCCTGTCCATCCTGCCGCTGAGCACTGGCACAGCTACTTTGGCCGCTACGATCAACTTCACGGATGGCACCGATCAAGCCGGAAATGTAGCCCTCGGAGCACTCACGGCCAACCGTCCCGTGGCCATCTACTACGGGATTCCAGCGGTGGCCAAGACCATCGCCAATATCGAATTCACCATCACGGGACTCACGGGCACTGCCGAAAAATTAACCTATAAGTTAATTTCCCGACCTGCCAAAGCCCAGCTGATCTATGCCAACAGCCTCGGAGGCTTCGACACCTTGGCGCTCTTGGGCAAAAACGAATCCAACCACACCGATGACGGACAGGTATTCGAAGGACAGTTGCTGGATCCCACCGCCTTCGATGAAGGCAATTTTGAATCCTTCAACCAAAGCTCCTCTGATTCCTTTGTGCTCCGAAGCGGTTTTATGGGACTGAAGGAAAGAGAAGCCCTCAAAGACCTCACGCTCCGCAATCAGGCCTACCTGATGGACGCGCTTGATCTCCGTAAGCTGGTCATAGAAAATGCCTCCTACCAACTGGCCAAAGACCGTGATTTCTTCTATAGCCTGACCATTTCTGCCCGATTTGCACACATCAACCACGCCCTTAGCCGATCATGACCTGGAGATACCTCAAGCAACGCGGAACCGGCAATTATGTCACCACGCCAGAAATCCCCGAAAACGAGATTTTCGACCTTTGGTACTTTGACACGGTATCCAAGACGGTACAGCAAACGACCATAGTCGGTGGATCGGAATTTGAGATGGCACTCAACCAGCTTGTCTTTACGGACAGGTTCACGGGCGACCAGTGGTTTTATAATGGCCCTGATGTAGACCCGCCTTCTGTCACCTTTCTTCCCGACAACATCCCCCCTCTCGGACCTCCGACTTATTCCCTTATCCTTCAGGCCAGCCCTTCCAGTGGCGGCACGGTCGCCAACCTCACAGGTGGAGCTCCTTATGAGGTAGGAGATACAGTCAATATTCAGGCAACAGCCAACACAGGATGGAATTTTGTCAACTGGACGCGCAATGGTGACATTATATCCGAAAACAATTTCTTTACCTATACCATTCCTGCTGCCAGTTCGATTCTGGTCGCCAACTTTGAGCAGGAGACACCTCCGGAACCCGAACCTGAAGAGATAGAGACTTTCATCGCCGACAATGCCTATCCGCTTGAAATACGCATCAGAGGCGTGCAGATCTCCCTTCCCAACATCACGCAGAGATTGGTGACCAACCTCTTTTCAGCTGATTTCGAAGGTGAATATTCCTTCCCGGTGTCGATTACACTTTCGGAAAAAATAAGGCTCGCCCTCAAACTTCCGGATGATCCTGCCAGCAAGGGCGATTTTTCCAATGACATTCCTGCCGAACTCTGGGGACATGGCAACCGGCTCTACCGTGGTTTTCTCAATATCCTCACAGGTCAGGAAAATACCATCCGGGCGGTTTTTGTCTTTCAGTCCGGTTTCTTCATCGAACAGAACAAAACCAAAAAACTGGCAGAATGCTACGAAGAGGACGACATCATCGAACTGGACAGACCCAGCGTCGCTGTAGGTGGACATGAGATCCGCTTCAGTTATACCGACGTGAGACTTTCTGTGAATGGAATCGTCAGAATATGGTTCAAAGCTGAATTTGAAACGCATATCGAAATGCTAGAGGCCATGGCCGACTACCTCGAAGGCTTGGGATTCAACCTTCAGGTCACCATCCAGTATTCTGATGACCTGGAGGATGAACTGTCCAAGATCATCGCATGGGATACCACCACCCCCACTACGATGACCCTACAGCCTACAGACGCCAACAGCAGATTCACACGCGCCAGAAGACTGACCTCAAGACGGTTCGACATGGGCGCTTACAATGAATCTGACGAAGCCAACAGGATCGCTTTCCCGCAATTCTACAACCGTAACCTATACGATGACAGCAATCCCATTTTTGACGGCATAGTCAACAGGTACGATGAGCTGGGCAGGTTATACTATTCCAATATTTCCTACCAGACTTTCTCTGAATCCTTCCTCTGGGCCAATACCCTCATTCCCATGATCTACCTGACCGATATCGTCAGGACTGTTTTTGAACATCTCAAAATAGAAGTCACGGGAGAATTCTTTGAATCGGATCTCGTCAAAAAAATACTGGTGTACAACAACAGGACTTTGGACTATGTCCAGGTAAGCGAAAACGGTGTGGAAACCCGACGGACAGGCCTTAGGGTTCACATGGGCGACGCAGAGCCGGATCAGATCATATACCGCTACGAAAACGTGCATGATTTCAATATCAGGTTGCGTAACCATGTGCCGGACATGTCCATCACCGAGTTTCTGAAAGGCCTCAAAAACTGGCTCAACCTCAGGTATGATTTCAATATTTTGCAAAACAAAGTGGAAATCCGATTTGTCCGCTCCATATACCGCGCTCCCGAGATCCTAGACCTCAGCAAACATGCCGGCAGGGTATATGAGATCGAATACGGCAAAGAAAACGGAATCGGCTTCACCTACGCCAATCCCGATCCCATCATGCAGGACGGCAATATCGGCGAGCTGCCCACGCCTCAGTACACGGTCAATAATTACATGGCCATGTTGGTATTGGATGCGGAGATAGACGAGATATGCTTTGTCCGCAGTCTCAAGGCTTACTTCCGTCTCACGCCCAACAATGAGGAAGAGCCTTCATGGAAGATACGTGCCTTTGTGCAGCAGGATGATGATACGGAAAAAAGGGTTGCTTGGGAATGCGGAGCCGTGCCCATGGTCGACGGCTATTTCAACAACCGGAAAATGCCGTCCATAGAAATGACCGCCTGGCAACCCGAGATCAACCTGTTCAACCGTGAGACAGGACTTCGCCTGACCGCATTCTACGGAGCACAGCCCGACAGCAATGACTATCCCTATGCATTCGCCTCATCGACCCGCTACAATGCCAAGGAACTGGCCACTCCGGATCAGTACGACCTAGACCTGAGAGGCCCCGATATCTATCCTTATTGGAGATATACCGAAAGCACACTCAAAGGCGGAAAGCTGCTCGGCTGCACCCTCAAACTCAATGAATCCATGCTCAGAAGGCTGTCCAGCACTTCCAAGATCCGAATCGTTAATATTGATTACCTGATCAAGGAAAATGAAGTGACCAACACCTTTGAGGAATTTGCACTCGCCAAAGCCAAACTATACAAGATTAAGATATGAGCAATGCCCGCTTTTCTGATGAACTTCACAGGCTCCTTCCAGGAGAGCAGTACAAGCGTATCCGTGCGGCTATATTATTGGCGAGAAACAATTCCACAGGCTTTGCCCGATCCATCCGCAACCAGATCGACCAGGACAACCGCCCGAGAAACGGCTTGCTCAATGCAGGTACACTTGACATCACCAGTGCCACCACCGCGGAACTGGATGAATACGCCTGGGTAATAGAATTCGAGATATTCCAGCCCGGATTCACGGAAGTAGCCATCGAAGCCCCACATCCTGACGTCACCCGACCGGATGTTTTCTTGGGTTACTTCGAAGAGGTAGGAGGCGAGAATGTAGCCAAGATTATCTATGTTCCGGGCATAGTGGATGACGAAGGAAACAGCCTTTTCCCCAATATTCCCGATGGACATATCCTCTTGGCCACGGTCAACAGGAATCCTGACGGCAGCAACGATGTAGATCCGGGCGCTCCCGATCTCTCCGACTTCATCTCCAAGTCAGCCACATCCGAGCAATCCATAGAATCAGATTTTAGGGTCAAAAAGCAAGCCTCACAGGAAGGCATTCCCCTCCCCGCAGTATTTGATGTCAATGGCCGTGTAAGGTCTTGGAGAAAAGACCGCCTTAACGTCTACAACTCTGTTGGAGTCAACAATCAATGGAATCAGATATGCCAGGTAACCAAATCAGTCTCCGGACAGGTTCGGTTTTCATTCCTGTACATGGCCACCAACTCAGCAGATGAGATCGTCTATGTTGAATGTTTTTGTTATGTCAATATCAATAGCTCCGGAAATCTGGTAGGATACTCATTCAACTATGATGGACAGCTTCAGAATGCAGAGATCAAAGCAGTAGACGCAGCGGAGAATGTCGGGATTTTCATCCGAACCAACCGATCCCAGAATCGACACTGGGTACCGATTATAGCCAATGTAGCCAGCCGGATCACTTACAATCACTTGCCTCCAGATTTAGAGGCTTTGCCTGATGGTGATCAGTATGAGTTTGAGGAATTAAAAGTGGGATTGGAACTGGATGAGGATATTGTTGATGGGCTTGAGGCTGCTGACAGTCCATCAGGTTCAAATCCATTTGCTACGATTGCTGATTTGATTCCAGGTGAGGCTGGGGAAAATGCATGGAATCCGATAATCGCAAATCTAGTAGATGGGGAAAGGGTAGTTCAACAAGTTCTAGATTGGTTTGGTGGTTCGGGACCAAAGCCAACCACTGGGTTGTATATAGGCTCTACTGGATATGTGACTGATATAGCGGAAGCTACCAACATTAGAGGTGCGGAAGGTCCCAGTGGTGGTTCTGGGGGTGGAATTAATTTGACAGAAAAAACAATCATTTCAACGGTTGGAAGATTGGATAATTTAGAAACGCCTACAGATGTTTTGATCATTACTGCCAGTACAGATATTACCGGTTTTTTACCAACAATAAGTGAATTTTTAAGGGTTATTGTTTCGAATGGCACATTTTGCACATTTAGAGGAAATAGTACTTTTTCAAGTGCAAACAACAGAATTATTGGACTGAACGGAAATGGAAGGGTTTTGAGTGGTTACTACATTGATTTCATGTATGACAAAAATCAAAACAGATGGGTTATGCAAGGTTTTCAGATAATAAAAGCAGGAGGGCAAGCTGGTACTACTGGGTCAAACACGTTTGCAGGAGGTGCAAATTCTACGACAGCACCTATTATTGAATTTATTAATTTACAGGGTTTAAGTAGATTTGAGTTTAGAGGAAATGGTATGATGATTTCTAGTAATATGCCCACTACGAATCCTCTAATTGCTGGAGCACTTTGGAATGATGGAGGTATTGTAAAAATTTCAGCGGGATAATTATGGAACTACAGATTCAAATATCAGGCAGTAGAGCAGGTGAAAAAAGAATTGTCATTTGGGAGGGAATCAACTCGATGACCAATCAAGGTAAGTTTGCCAACATAGTTTGGATAGTCAGGCACCTTGACAGTGAAGATAATCTTATTGATGACCCTGACATAAATCAGGATAGAAGAGTAATCACCCCAATTTCTGATAATAATCTAGTCACTCAGCAAGGTGTTCTTATTGTTCCCGAAAACTTCGAAAACGATGAAGACTACCAATCTGCTTTGGAAAGCGGAATTCCAGAATATACCTTTTGGATGACTGCGATTCAATCTACTCCATTGCCTGCGATCATCATGCAGGCTGCACAAATATTAGATTCATATAACAGATTTGACAAAGCTTAAAACTTACAATCATAAAAAAATCAATCTTAAAAAACAGCTTTTGGTATTTGGAAAGCCAGCTATTGATGATCAAGGAAATCCAATATTCCTTAATGATACTATCGCATCTGCATTGTGTCAGATCAATTCCGGCAATGCAGCAAAAAATATGTCAATAGCTCTGAGGCTACATGACAAAGGTGAGGTTGAATTGGATGAAAGCGATTTGGAATTTTTCAAGTCCTCAATCAAAAAAATCAATAACCTTACTGACCTTGTAATATATGAGGTGGAAAAAGAAATTGAAGCTCAGATTAAGTAGAAATGAGTCTATAAATTATGAATGGTATAGCCCCAATAACTGTATCTTTAATTTATGGATTCGAAATAAAAATTCATTGATTTTTGGTGAAGGCATATTGTCTGTATAATTGTAAGTCAATTCCAATATTTGGATGTATGCATTTTTAAGTAGAACATCTTCAAGTAAATCAAAAAAATAATCAATATGTTCTTTTAGATCCATCATTAAATCTGTGCACTTTAGTAAAGCTTCATCGTATTCCGGACTTTTTAGAATACCTGCATAAATTTCAAGTTGTTCAAACTTTTCTTCCAATATACTTTCAGATTTTCGCTTTTGTATTAAATCAGATCTGACCTCTTTTAATGCCTCATGAAGTTCATAATTATCTGATTCATCAAAATAATCTTTGAATTCAACCTGATAGATTTTAATAACATCTTGGCTTAATTTTGAAACTATGATTAAGGATTCAATGATGATTTTTTGTCTATTCTCAATCTTTAATTTCTTGTCATGGTCTTTAAGATAGTTGAAACCAATGAAAAAAGTCACCAAAAATATAATTGTCTGAAGAACCATAGCTCCAGCAATAACCAAATTGGCACCCCCATTGATTACAACAGTCCAAAATTCATTTTTGAGTAGTTCTTCCATCCCCAGATAATATCCGATTAAAAATATAATTGACAAAATATTATTTGTAAATTTCTTAAATGAAACCTCTACACAAGCGCAACATTGTAGTTTTCACTGCTCCCTGTGATACGGAGCTGACGATTTTTAATTATCCGGAAAAAATTCCCGTGAAAAAAGGTGACCAGGTAACCTTCAAAATCCGCATAAAAAAACCGAGTAAGATTATCTCGCATACTAGGGTGAATTAATCTTTTTTCAATTTTGACAAAATTTCTAGAAATTTTATGTAATCCTCGTTTTTCCCCATTCTATCTTCATTAATTTTATCTAAAACGTGAAGAAGGTTCTTTAAAAAAATATTTATCGCGATAAGTTTCTCCTGTTCTAAAGAATTTTGGGCTGCTTCAATTGAATCATTTGAAATAATCTTGAATGGCTTAGTTAAATCGCTTTCGATCATTTCAAAAAAGCTTATTGTTTGGAAAAATCCTTTATAAACTGTATAACTTTTGTCTGAAGAAATCAAAAAGGCTGAAGATTTGATAAGAATTAAAAGCCACTCTTCATTTTCCAATAGTTCACCATTTTTTCCTTTTTGATAGGATTTGTTTAATAATGAAGGTGATACAGAAATTGTAATTTTGTCCATTAAATTTTCTTCATTTAAGTTTAATTCCCTAGAATTATCTTCTGAACATTTATGAGCGAATTCTAAAATTTCTAATACACTCTTCCTGAAAGCTTCCATAAATTCTAAAGCCTCTATTTTTACTTTTGAATCTTGCAAATGAGAAGTGAAAAAGAAAACTGGGATAGTTATTAACAAAGAATTGAATAGAGGCATTAAGAATAAACCAGTTTCATATCCAAATGGACATACCTCTGGAACTTCTGAAAAATAAGCTATAAAAGCAGACCCAATTATAGATAAGCCAAAAATTGTTACCCATACCCAACTAAACTTATACAAAGCAAATAAGAATTTAGGTTTCTTCATTACATTTAATTTGAATTCCTCTTTTTTTTAACTCCCTAATATAATCATTCAACTCCTTATCCTTACCCTGATCGATTGCATTGATAGATATAATTACCAGCTCCTTCAGTTGCCTTCCATTTGATAGCCTGTCAAATGGTAATTTCTGATTAGTAAAGACGATGTTGGTAATCTTGGCAGATATCCGGTCACGGATTTCCACCAGTTCCTTCCTTAGGGCTTCTTTGTTGATTTGATTGTCATTCATATGTCAATAATATAGACCATTGTTTTTATATGGAAAAGTATGCCTGTGCTTTTCTGATACGGTTGACTTGGATTGTCTGCGAATATACTTTTTACTTGGCTTTTCGGAAGATTGACGGGTTGTAGAAATATTTCTTTGCAAAGGTGGCCGACTGTCTTCTACAGCAAAGTATTCGCGCTGCCATCAATATCAAAACAAGGTTTTCCAGAGGAAGCCTTCCTGGTTTTTTATCGCTGTACTTGGCTTGGGTAGCTGATCAGCCGGTCTTTTCACCGGCAAATAAATTTCAAACCCTCAATCAAAAAGCCATGAAAAATCTAACAGTTACTCCGCAGAACTTTGACCAAATCATCCCATCTCTTTCAGATGTGCAACAGGCAGAGCTTATTTTCCAACAATACAAAAACCCAACAGGTCCATGGGTCATTGAACCATCATATGTGTACCAAACAACTTGGATCTTCAACGAACCCCATCCAGACGGCTTAGAGGATTAATCCTCTAATCGGAATTTCATCAAATATCTGTACCATCCCTTCCGGATGGTATTTTTCATTTTAGGCTCAAGAGACGCCGATGTGAGTGTCTTCACTCACATCTTAAAGCCAAACAAAATGAAAAAGCTGATCCTTTCCCTCTTTCTTATCACCTCCTGCAGTCCTTCCACCCTCAGGCACTTTGCCATCAATAATACCCTGATAGTCTCAGAAGTCTTTCATGACTATGTGAAAGTGTACAGCTCATCCACCCAAGAAGCTACTACCAGCAGCCACTTTCTTATCCACTATCCATACCCGATTCATAAGGGAGATACCCTGAGGATAGGCCTTTGCTCTTCACATCCCTAACCTCCTACAACCCTACTTCCCAGCTTTTACCCTGTCCTAAGGTCTCCCAACCGACTTCCCGAATTTGTCCATAGCTAAACCAACAGCCATGAGCAAATTAAAAGAAGACAAATCCCGCGTCCGTCTGGAAGTGGATGGTAAACAGGCCATCAACGAACTCGGAAAGCTGGAGATGGAGTCCAAAGAGCTAGTCTCCGATATGAAGGCAGCCAAGAAGGGAACGGATGACTATATAAATGCCAACAAGCGACTAAATGAGGTCAAAAAAAGAATCACCGATGTAAGAAAGGAACTGGGACTTGCCGGAATGACAATGGGCCAATTGACCCGCTATCAGCGCGACCTCAGAACAGAGCTCACCAATACCACCACCAGAGGCACGCAAAGGTATCGGGAATTGAATGCTGAAATCCAAAAAGTAAATGTTGCCATCCGTCAGCAAAGGGCAGAGTTGAACGGTACGGCTGGATTTTTTAACAAAATGGGCAAAGAGCTCCGCACTTTTGGATTACTGGCAATTGGCTATTTGGGCGCCGGAGCATTTATGGGACAGGTTCAATCTATGGTCCAAGGCTCTGCCAAGTTATCCGATGAATTGTCCGATGTCCAAAAAACAACAGGTCTTACAGATCAGGAACTCACTAAGCTCAACAATACCCTGCGCAACATGGACACCAGGACTGCGAGGTCTGAACTCCGTGGTCTTGCAGAAATAGCAGGTCGTCTTGGACTCCAATCCATCAAAGACATCGAGGGGTTTGTCAATGCAGCTGACAAAATCAACGTGTCCCTTGGTGATCAGCTTGGAGATCCGGAAAAGGTCATGCGACAGTTGGGTAAACTGACCAGTACTTTTGGCGTGACAAAGGAATTTGGCATAGAGCAGGCACTCTTGAAGGTCGGTTCTGCCATCAACGAACTCGGCATGGCTTCCACGGCCAACGAAGGATACCTGGTGGAGTTCACCAAAAGGATGGGTGGTATTGCTCCACTTGCCAAAATCAGCATTGAGAATGTACTAGGCCTTGGAGCTACGCTTGACAGTTTAGGACAAACTTCCGAAGTATCTTCTACAGCACTGTCCAAGCTATTTATCGGCATGGCAAAAAACGCTGACCAATATGCCAAATATGCCAAAATGGAGGTGAAGGACTTTGTGGACCTTTTGAATACAGACGCCAACGAGGCATTTATACGAATGCTCGAAGGGGTGAAGGACAATTCTGCCGGTATCACGGATCTTGCTTCCACACTGGGTGACTTGAAACAAGATGGCGGTAGGGTAGTGGGTGTCTTGGGTACATTGGCCAACAATACCGAAACCTTAAGAAAACAGCAGGAAATAGCCAATGCCGCTTTCAGAGAAGGCACATCAGTAGTAAATGAATACAATCTCAAAAATGAGAATATGGCAGCCAACCTTGCCAAGATTCAAAAATGGATGGCAGGTCTTTTTGTCAATTCAGAGGTGATGAATGGGCTGAATGAGTTTGTAGGTGCTTGGGCGAGATGGATAAAAATACCCATCAGCCAGAAAATTCAGGAAGAGCGGATTGAGCTTAACAAAATGTATTTGCAGATTATCTCTACCAATACCGGCACTGAAGATAGGATCAAGCTGATCAAGAATCTTCAGGAAAAATATCCGGCCTACCTGGGAAATCTAAATGCTGAGAAGGTATCCAACAAGAAACTTGGTGAAGCGATCAAACTTGTCAATGACCAGTTGGTCAATAAAATCATCTTACAGGAGCAAGACGAAAAGATTCAATCAGCTGCGGAGAATACCGCTAGAGCAAGGATGAATATGCTCAAAGCCGAGGATCATCTCAGGGAGGAAATGCTTAAGGTTGCTGAAAAATTCAATCTAAAAATATTTGAAGGTCTCAGCTTGGAGGATCAGGCACAGACATTATTTGCACGGGCCCAATCTTATGATAACCTACGTGAAGGTAGGGATGGTAAGCTTTTGGGTACTACCGCCAAGCTCAGCAACCTACTCGCAGAGTATCGCACCAACATAGAGATCAACAATAAGCTGGATGAAGATTCCAATATGTTGATTACTGAAAGAGAACGGCTTATAGAACGTCTTGGAATCACAATGGATGCAGCGACAGGTTCAGGAGGTGATTTTGATATCCCCGACGACCCTGTAGAGACCACTACTTCAGACGGATTGCCATCCGTAGAGAAGACCAAAGATAAAATGGAGCAGCTTCGCAAGCTGTGGGAAAAATACAAGGAAAACATTGAGAGCAAAAAGCGGGAGTTTGAGCTTTCACAGATGGAAGGTGAGGAGAGGGAAATTGCAAAGGTTAAAGACCAATACGCAGCCCTTGAACTCGAACTTGCCAGCCATTTTGACAATAAGGTAATCTCGGAACAGGAATTCATCAACCGTCTGAAAGAACTCGCTGAAATGCGAAACCTTGAGATTGGCGAAATTGATAAGAAGCACCGTGAACAGGAAGCGCAGGAAAAGCTGGACGCTGAAAAGAAGATCCGCGAGGCCACTATGGAAGAGAGGGCTCTTGCAGAGCTGAAGATCAAAGAGCACTATGATATATTACTTGAACTTGCCCGCAAGTTTGGTATTGACCAACAGGGAATTATAGCCGAACGACAAAAAGCACTAGGCCAGCTAGCAGACAAATACAGGCAGAAGGAAATACAGGATGAGGCTGAAAAGTATGAAGCCAAAAAGCTGATGGCTATGGACTTCGCTTCCGTGGCTACGGGTACAATGGGCTTGGTAGCCAACTTCTCCGGAGACATCGCCAAGTATGACAAGACTATGGCCATTGCAAAAGCCGCGATTGGCAGTGCCGAGGCGATTGCCAATATGATCAAGATGTTTTCCGCTACCTCATTCACACCAATCGACTTGGCTGCCAAGATTGCAGCGGGTACAGGTATCATCTTGGGTAATATCAATGCCGCCATGCGGGTAGCCAACAGGACCAGCATTCCTGATGCTCCCGAAACCCCTGATGTGCAATCTGTACCTACCCGAGGAAGAAGGGGCACCACTGCCGTCAAGTCTTACTGGGCAGGTGGTGGCACTGATAATGCAGGGATGGGGTTTGGTGATAAGTTTGGGGAGTTTGCGGGATTTGTCCACAAACATGAATATGTCGTTCCCGAAATCCTGACCAAGGATCCCCGCATTGCCAACCTATTGCCTGCAATTGAATCCATCCGAAAAGATAAGGTCAGAGGCTTTGTAGATGGGGGAAGTACTTCCTCTGGAGTTGCTTCAGGTGGAATAGGCAGTTCGGATCCAGAAGTAAAGGAATTGTTGAGATTGTTGGTGTTCAAAATGGACAATATGCCCAAGAGGATTAAAGCCTACCTGGTCTACTCCGAATTCGAAAAAATACAGGAAGAAGCCGAGATGATCAAAAAGAGGTATAAGGCCTAAATAATTAATCCTCCTAAAATTGATTTTTTGGGAGGATTAATTATTTTTAAAAATGAAAAAAATCTTAATCGGCTTTTTAGTACTTCTTTTTTCCTGTGATACCACCCCTTCACAGAATATTTATTACCTCAAGCAAGCCTACAGCCAAGACTACAATTCCGAATTTGGAATGGAAGAAGAGGACAAACCCTTTTTGGCCTGGGAAGTAAAAAAAGACAGCATCATCATAGACGGCACTCCCAAAAAGTACGAGAAAAAGGGATCCAGACTTTTGATCTATGGAGATGATCTGGAGGCAGATTACACAATTAAAACATGGTCGAAGGATGAAATATTCCTGTCCCAAAGGGATGGCCGTGGCAAAGAGACACTTTACCTTTTTAAAAAATGATATTGTTCACCTCAATTTTAAAATTATGGCATATGTTATTTTATTTCTTATCTCGACAGGTTTCATCCTCTTCTTGTTCGTTTTGAATATTTTTGAAAAAAATAAGCAAGAAGCAAATCTTAAATTTATTAAAGATCAAATTCTTACTTCTCAAAAAACACCATTTATCAATAAGAATGGTACCTATTACTACCAAGCGGGTAAAAAGGAACTTCCCCAAAAACGTGCAGTACCGAAAAGAAAAGTTGACCTTGAAAGTAATTTTGAAAAAAGCGAAGGACAAAAGGCTTATTATGCAGTACTAAATATTGAACTGGAAAATGATCCAGAGGACTATGAATCCGCATCATATCAATTTGAAAGCTGGCCTGAAGTCTCAAAATTAGGCTATTACCTTTTTGATGAATCTTTCAAATATGTAAATCACCGCTTTTTTGATTTTAGAAAAACCCAACTTAATAATTCGGAAAAATACTCAGCCTTTCTTAATGATATGCGTCCGGTCAAAATGCTTGTAGCCTTTAATATGGATTTTCTTGGGAGGGCAATAAAGGCCGATTTTCTGAGAAACGACTATAAAATGTCAATCTTCAACAAAAATTTTCACTGTCTTATGGTAGAAGGAGCACCTATTGTTGCTATAATAAATTCCCGTAATAATGACTGGAAGTGGCCCACATTTAACGAGCTTCTCACCAAACTCTTTTTCCCCGAAGAAGACCCTGAAGACTTTGATCCTGAAATAGAGGATGATTTTGAGGAAAAGACCAGGATTACTGCCAAATGCTTTCTTAAAATGCGCTAATCCGTATCTTTACAACGCTGTTCTTATTAACCAAAATGCAATGCGCAAGACCCCAGTATTGGGGTTGATGGAGCGTAGGTGGAAGTCCTACGTCTTTTGCGCATTGCGTAGTAAGAACAGCACCACCATTAACCCCTCTTCTTATGTCCATACTGACACAAAATCAGCTGGTAGCTGTCAACGAAAATTTTGAACTGGATCTGGACTACGGCAATGCCACGCATTACCGTGCAGCTTCCATCATCTACAACCTTTGGAAGATCAAAGACCCAGATCAGGCAGAAACTGCTGCCGAGGATATTCAGGCAAAAGACCCAAACCCCGCAGATAGCGCTTTGTCATATCAAGGCTCGAATGACGACACTGACGACTGACAAACTCAATATCAAGCGTGGCCTGATAGGTATCCACTACACCGGTATGCTTCCAACAGTACAATGTGTATTCGGATATCAGCCCTAGCTTTTTTCGTATGATCAGGTGCCTTCGGGTAAAATTGTTGATGTAAACCTGTTTCGTGCTTGGAATTCCTTCAGGCCCAATCAAAAAATAATTGGGCGGAAATTCCCTGACTTTAAGTTTTACCAATAGCCTCTCCATAGCAGGAGAAATAATAACATGCTCTGATCTTCTATTTTTCGAGGCTGTACCGGGTATGTTGATCGTTTTTTCTAACACATCACGAACTTTCAGCCTCCTCAGCTCTCCCGGTCTGATGAAAGTGTAATAAATAAATTGGGCAAAAATTTTCAGTGGGGGCTCTTCCTCTTCGTAAGCTTTCATCAAATTGAGTTTTACTTCCTTGGGAAAGCTATATACTGCCGGCTCTTCTATTTTCAGTGGTGCGATTGCCTTGGCAGGATTGACGAGCAACTTTTGATTTTTGACCAGGTAATTGAAATTGATCTTGAGGTAGGTCAGGTTGTTATTGTAACTGGAATTTCCCAGTTTTCTTCTTTTACGGATCCACTGCATGTATGCATCACAGATTGCATGATCAACCAACACCAAAGCAAGGTTTTCCTGTTTACGCTCTTGCAGAAAGAGTTTAAGTTCTTTTCTGATGAGTTCGAGCGATTGGATGGACCTTTTCCGGAGATTGGGTTCACGGTGATCATACACCCAGTCAAAAGCTTCCAACCAGGTAAGCAATGATCCATTGACCTTTTCTTTCTTCGCCGGTTCCTGCCCGACATGATACCCTTCAGCAAGGAGAGCATTGATCTGGGCAATTTGCTTTTTGGCAATGCGGTACCGCTCTTGTTTGTTTTTGATCTTTGCCGAGATCCAAAGTTGTTTTCTGATAAGATTATTCTCTACAGTAGAATAAACATGAAAACTAATGCACCACCTTTTAGAGATGTCGCCATTTGCGTCATTAAGGTGTGCCAATTTGTAGGGAAAAACTGGCTTTCCGAGTTCCACTGTCATGGTGGTCTTGCGACCGATTAAACCCAGATTTTGAACAGTTACTGTTTCAAAATCTGTTTCAGAATGAAAAAATCCGCCTTTAAAGCTGTTTAAAGGCGGTTTTGTGCACTCGGAAGGATTCGAACCCTCAACCCTCAGAGCCGAAATCTGATATTCTATCCAGTTGAACTACGAGTGCGAAAGACTAAGGGAAGGTCCCTTAGTCCAATAATTATGAAATTGCTTCCTTCACTTTGGCAGCAGCTTCTGCCAAAGTAATGGCTGAGGAAACTTTAAGTCCTGATTCATCTATGATTTTTGCACCTTCTTCAGCATTGGTACCTTGAAGTCTTACAATGATAGGAACTGGAATGTCTCCAATTGACTTGTATGCTTCAACTACACCATTGGCTATTCTGTCACATCTTACAATTCCGCCAAATACATTGATCAATATGGCTTTTACGTTAGGGTCTTGTAGGATGATTCTAAAACCAGCTTCCACTGTTGTGGCATTTGCACCACCACCTACATCTAGGAAGTTGGCAGGCTCACCACCTGAAAGCTTGATCATATCCATGGTAGCCATTGCTAAACCTGCACCATTTACCATACAGCCTACGTTTCCGTCAAGCTTGACATAGTTGAGGTCAGACTTAGCTGCTTCTACTTCCAAAGGATCTTCTTCTGCCAAATCTCTCAACTCAGCCAAATCCTTGTGTCTGTAAAGGGCATTGTCATCAATATTTACCTTAGCATCTACGGCTAAGATTTTGTCATCTGAAGTTTTAAGAACCGGGTTGATCTCAAATTGAGAAGCATCAGAACCTATGTAAGCGTTATACAAAGAATTGATAAATTTCACCATTTCCTTGAAAGCATTACCTTCAAGGCCAAGTTTGAAAGCGACTTTTCTAGCTTGGAATCCCTGCAAACCTACTTTAGGATCTACCCATTCTTTTATGATTTTTTCAGGTGTTTTTTCAGCTACTTCTTCTATATCCATTCCACCTTCTGTAGAAGCCATGATCACATTACAACCTTTGGCTCTATCAAGTAAGATTGAAAGGTAATATTCTTTTGGCTCAGAAGCACCTGGATAGTAGACATCTTGAGCGATCAAAATCTTATTTACTTTTTTACCCTCTTCTCCTGTCTGTATGGTTACCAAAGTTCCTCCAAGGATATTTTTGGCTTTTTCAGACACCTCTTCGAGTGATTTGGCAAGGACTACACCGTTTGAACCGGTTTCCTTTACTTTACCTTTACCTCGACCACCTGCGTGAATTTGGGCTTTGATTACGTACCAGGAAGTTCCTGTTTCTGCATTAAGTTTTTTTGCTGCTTTAAGGGAAGTTTCAGGGCTATCTGCGACGATACCCTCCTGAATTCTCACACCGTAGCTTTTCAAAAGTTCTTTTGCTTGATATTCGTGTATGTTCAT